GTGGAGTTAGATGGTATCCCAGTGTTCATGTAGGCCGTCCTCATAGTGAGTATCTTACGAATAAGTTGAGAAAGATTGGACTTAATAAAGTTATTAGATTAAAGCTTATTGACGATCTTTCAGAAACTGATGCATTCCTATTTGAACAGATGTACATTAGGATTATTGGTCAAAAATGTCAAGAGTCTTCTGGCCCTTTGATAAATTTCACTGTAGGCGGTTCTGGTGCGACTCCTTCAAAAGAAACGAAAGAGAAAATTAGTAAGACCCTTAAAAGTAAGAATTTACAGGCGTGGAATAAAGGTAAACAGTGGTCTACCATAGTTCGTAAAAAGATGAGTAAATCGGCTACAGGTCGACCTTCTTGTAGAAAAGGTAAGAAGTACACCAAGGAAGAAAAATTGAAAATGTTTACACGTGGTGAAGATGCTCCGAATGTAAAATTAACTTCAACTGAAGTACTTCTTATTCGTAAATTGTATGCAACGGGTAAATATTTTCAACGGGAATTGGCTGAACAGTTTGAAGTACAATCAACTATAATTTCGCGGATCGTACGTAGAAAAGTTTGGGCGCACATTTAAATATGGAGAGGTTTAGTAAATGAAGGTGTTAGTAATTTCGGATTCACCGGTCATAAATTCCGGATATGGAAAGATTGTCGCGGGCTTTGCCCGGCACATGAAGGAGCAAGGTCACGAGATTATGATGATGGCTGCATCATCCCCAGAGGCGCGTTTACCTTTCGTACCTACAGAATGGGAAGGGTGCAGGATTTGGAATGTTCCGGGGTATGGGCATCAAGAGCACATTAGATATTTTCTCAATAATGAGAAACCTGATGTAGTTCTTGCAAACGCTGATCCCCGTTTTTTTGAAACTTTGTTTAAGATGGATAATGAAATTCGTCGTCAATGTCCTTTAGTGTTCTATCACCTTTGGGACGATCTTCCATTCCCCGATTATAACATGCCTGCATATAATAGTTGTGATCATATTATTTGTGGATCACAGTTTACCTATGATCTTATGGCCGGTCATCCAGAAATTAATGACGAAGCAATTTCTTATGTACCGATTGGATTTGATCCTAGTATCTATTATCCTACGACTACTCAAGAAAAGGCGGATTTTCGATCAGAGTTCAATACTTGGACAGGTAACCGTTATGCGAACGCTAAATTTATTGTAGGCGCCGTTGGTAGACATGCCGAGCGTAAACAACTTCTTTCAATTATGGAAACCTTTTCTAAATGGCAAGAAGGGAAAGATGATGTATTGTTGTTTGTCCATTCTCCCGGTTCAGATGCCGGCCACAGTCTTGAGTATGCGTTACAACAGAGATATCAACAGCATAGGATCGTATTCAGTAATGCACAACCCCATACACAAACTGATGATTTAATCAATAAATTCTACAATCTTATGGATGTATTGGTGAATCGGTCTACTGCTGAGGGGTTTGGTATGCCGATAGCGGAAGCTATGTTAACAAATACTCCCGCAATTGCTATTGATTGCCCGGGTCCCGCAGGATTGATTACGGATGAAACTGGCTGGTTGCTTCCTGCCGATGTTACGCCGTTGTTCGGTAATCAGGTGACTCCGTATATTCAAGCGCGGTATGTCACTGATGTGAAGTTTATTGCTGCATTAGATGAAGCATACTACGATAAGAAAAAGTTGAAAGAAAAGGGTTCAAAGTGTCGTGATCGTATTATGGAGAACTATAGTTTGCGGAAAATGCAATTAGGTTTTGAAACTGTTATACAAAAGGCTGTAGCTAATTGGGAACCATATCCAGAATTTACGGTATCTGCATACCCGTTCACTGGCGCTACTCCTGAAGTCACTCCGAAGATCATTGTTTAATGCAATTTAATGCCGGAGATAAAGTTACTCCTGTAGATCTATTAGATCCAGAAGCGGGTACATGAAGGTCCTATGATATACGCAGAGTCTGAAAATGGTGGATTTGTTGGCGAATATCTTGAAGATGAGTTACAAATATTTGAGGAGAATAGATAATGGCTGAGAAGATGAAAGTTTTGTTCAAAGCGCCGTTCCAAGATTATAGCGGATATGCAACCGTCGCTCGACAGTTTATATTGGAACTGTATAAGATGGACATATTCGATCTTTATCTTGAACCTATTGTATGGATCAATTCTGGTAATCTTAACCTTACTGATGAAGATCAGGCAATTTTGAATGGATTGGTTGAGAAGGGTAAGGACGTTAAGCCTGAAGATACTACGTTGATCCATTTTTCGATAGCGCCTGAATTCTTCGGTGATAAGAGTCCATTCAAGAATACTATCGGTTTTACGATGTTGGAGACAGATAAGACTGCGCCCTATTGGGCAGCCAAGTGTAATGAAATGGATGCAATTCTTGTACCCTCTCCCTTCTGTATGTCTTCGTTTATGCAGTCAAACATTATTAAGCCGATGCGCATAGTTCCGTTCGGTATCGATTTTGATAAGTATACTCCTGAAGGGCCACCTTTGATGGATGATAAAGTCATTACTACGAAGTATAACTTTTTGACCATCGGGCAATGGATTCAGCAAGGTGATCGCAAGAATATCGTGGGCACTCTCCGAACATTTTTGAATGTCTTCAAAGATAATCCAGATGTTGGCCTTATTCTAAAGACATATCTCGTTGGTGCAGGTACTATCGATAAGATGACTATTAATTCTCAGATTCAAGGTTTGAGACATCAGTTAGGTTTTGCTCCTGATCAAGGACCAAAGATTTATCTGGTTCACGGTGCAATGTCTGAAGAGCACATGATCCAGCTTTATAGGAATGCTGATGCATTCTTGTTACCTACTACGGGTGAAGCATGGGGTATGCCGTTGTTGGAAGCTGCCGCTATGGGCCTTCCTATTGTTACGACTGGTGGTACTGGTGCTGAAGCGTTCTTGAATCCAGATTATGCAATTTTACTGGAACATGAATGGAAACCTTTAGGGCACGCCATTCACTGGCCCGGAGTATATGAACCACATCAACAGCTTACTATTCCTAATATGGAAGAGTTCGCCCGAATGGTACACAGATTGTATAAGCATCCGGAGATTGCAAAGGAAAATGCGGAGAAACAACGGGCTGAATTGATTGAACGTGATTTCTCTTGGAAGAAAGCTGCGAAACAGTTAGCGGATACTATCATAGATCTTACTGAATGAGGCTAAGGTGGCAAAACGTAGATCTGTTGGCGAGATCATACAAGAGGTTTATTTTTACTGTGAAAAGTGCGGCGCATCGTTAGATAAGCAAATAGAAGATTTTCAGGATTGTCCATGTCCGGATTGTTCTGGACATTATAATACGATTTGTGGAGAATGTGGTATTTCCAATCCTGCGTATATTGAAGTTTATGCATGGCGAATACCGAAAGAAGAATAAAGTCATATGAAAATTCTAACACATTTTGCTCATAGTTCATATCAAACCTCTCTAGCCCAGGTACCTGACTGTGAATTCTATCATGTGGTAGATCCGCATGGTAGGGTATTTACAGAAAATGAGAAACCCAAGACCATTTGGGGCATGGGCGAAGAACAACCTCCAAATATCTTTGGGGTGTTCGCCAATGAAGTGAACCCCGATGACTATGATTTAATGTTACTTCACTGGCATCCTCTTATTGAACCCTTCTGTAATAAATGGCCTACGCTTCCAACTGTCTTTACCGAGCATACCTGGCCATTTCATAATTATCTCGGTGAAGTCAATAAGTGGAAGAATGTACGCCATCAATATATAAAACACACTGTGTTCATTACTCCGACGTCTATGAAAGCTTGGGATGCTGAAAGAGATGAACATGCTTCATATATTTATCACTCATTCGATGTGGATAATTTTCCACAGAAGACTGATTATAGTGGTACAGAAATTATGACCACTACGAATGAGATGATTACTAGAGACTGGGCGTGCGGTTTTACTCTTTGGGCGAATGTATTAGGCGTTTCTAATAAAGCACATTTTGATAATATTTCACTGTATGGTTATGGTAACGATAATATTGGGAAGACTTCAAAGGGTGTACGTACTCGAGAAGAGATCCTGAACTTATTGGTAAATGCTGGAGTATATTTTAATCCTTCAATAATGTCGCCCATTCCAATGTCGCTGTTAGAGGCCGCAGCGGTAGGTACCCCAATTGTATCTACTAAATATTGTGAGCCTGGAAATATTTTTGAGAGTGGTGTACATGGTATATTCAGCAATGATGTAGGAGAATTGCGTAGCGGTATTTATGCTACCCTCTGTTTGCCTAAAACTGCAAAGATAATGGCCGACAGTGCGCGAGAAGTCGTTAGGGAATTATTTGCGCCCCCACGGTTCGTAGCTGAATGGAGTAAGGTATTTAAGAAAGTATGCGAATAACTATTATAGGTTACTGTGGCGAAGATTCATCTCAAAATGGTATACGGATTGCACAATCGTGGACCATTCAACGCCATAATGTGCAGACAGTGGACTTTAAGGACTTTAGAAAACCCGAAAAGACCATTGAAAAGATCCTAAAGCACCGTTCTAAGTTCTGTCTCGTTACTATGGGCAGAGATTTTGATCATACTCTCCTACAGCCGTTGAAGGACGCTGGAATATTCCTAGTACAGTGGATTCCAGATGAGTACGGGCCCGACGATGGCCCACCGGGCGCGTGGTTTGAGGGGATTAAGGGTATTTATGATCTATTGATGTTGGAGACTCGTGGCCTTGTACCCTTACTTAAGGGGTACGCTACAGATGTTATCTGGATTTCTCAATTCTTTGATCACCGTTACCATAAGTGTATAGAATATCGTGGGCAATATGCCTTTGATGTTGGTTTTCTTGGCGGACCTAATCCAACGCAATCAACAGTTAGGTTAAAGTATTTATCTCAGTTGATCGCCGATGGGTATGATATTCAAGTAGGTGGGGGGTCCTTTCACTGGGGTAAGTATCAAGCGCAGATTCCAAATACTCATTTTTTTAGCAATGGAATCTTGATTGGGGGCGAAATGGCAAAATTTTATTCTCGTGCTCGAATCGGCCTGAATTTTATCAATGATTTATTACCTCAATATGAGTTAGGCTTTTCAAACAGAGTACTTAAAACGGTCGGATCAGGTTGTTGCTTAATTACACCGGAAATTCCCTGTTTTGACGAGTTCTTAATCTCAGGGAAACACTGCGTTACTTATTCCCCTGTAGATTATCACGACTTGGTAGATAAAATCTCGTTCTTCCTCTTTAACCCTCGTGAAAGAGAGGAAATTGCGACCCGGGGACAACAACATGTACTTGAGAATTTCAACATAGATAAGATTACAGCCGGATTTATTGACGAAATCCAGAAAAGGATGTAAATGTCACGAATAGGTTTTATTGGGTATAAAAATCATAGTGGTTTAGGTACGGCGGCGGCGAATTTTCGTAAACACCTTCCATTAGATAGTCAATTTATAATAAGGCACCCCGTTAAAGATGCTCCGGGTGAGGAGTACAATATTGGTATATCTCACGAATATGGCGATCTCGAACCTACGGTGAACCAATTTATAGCGTATTTAGATAAGTGTATTCCTGAAGTCGTGATTATCGTGGAGACTCCATTTAATTTTGAATTTTTCAAAATTTTATATGATCGAGGGATTAAGGTTGTTTTAATTCCTATGATCGATAGTATTGCGGCAGAAAAATTTTATCTATATGAGGAATATATCGATCTTATTATTAATGTTACTAAGATCGGTCATACAATCTACGTAGAGAAGTGGGCAGGTAAAAATGTTAATTGTGTACATATACCTTATCCGGTTGATACTAATTATTTTAATCCTTTCGAGGCTGTAAAGTCGCGGGATAATCGGCCTACAGCGCCTCTTGTAGATGGGGTTATAAGTACTTCAAAAACTATGTTAGATGAGGATGTAGCCGAAGCAATCCGTCATAAACAAGATACTTTTTTACATAGTGCAGGATTTGGAGGTGCCGGCGTACGTAAAGGATCTGATCTTGTACAGAATGCATTTAGGCAGCTAGAATTTCTCCCTGAGTGTAAGGGTAAAGTTAGTATTCGTATTCATAGTCAAAAGGGGGAATTAGAACATAATCCATTACGGTTTCCTCAAGGTGAAGAATATATTCAATTGGTTGATGTTCCTGAGGCAATTAACCTTTACCGTAATGGTCGAATTTATTTGGCTCCTAGTAGGAGAGAAGGTTTAGGCTTACCAATATTGGAAGCAATGTCGTGCGGCTTACCCGTAATTACTACTAATGCACCTCCAATGAATAGTTGGTTCCCCGATGATTATCCTTTGTTAATTCAAGTACAAAGTCAAACGGAATTACCTTATGGGGATATTCCAATGTATACACCTATGGCATATGATTTAATGCAAAAAATGAAATTTGCGTATGATAATCCTACATTGATGGATCAACTTGGCAAAGCTAATCGTATTATTATACAAGAGAAGTTTTCTTGGGATGTTTTGAAAGATACGTATCTTAAGGTTTTGAATACATGATCGATTTTGATTTTATACTAAAGCATTTAGATTATCTCGCAGCAATGTTTCTTTTGGTGGGGTATTTTCGCATGAGATCTAAAGAAATTGATAGTTGGATATATACCGGTCTCGGGAGTTCAATCTACGTATTTTTTGGTATATGGATTATATCTGCGGTGGGGTTAGCTGCCAGTAATATGTTCTTTGTAATATTATCTATCAATGGTTTTTGTAAATGGAGAAATAATCCTCAATGAATATCGTGATTGGTTTTCCGATGTTAGATTTACAATCGGGACATTATGTAAAAGAAGGGTTGGAAGAACTTGGTCACACAGTAGTTGCTGTGAATGATCCTAGAGTAGCTCCCGGTGCTGTTGGTATTTTTGAAATGGTGGAACAGCACAAACCCGATTTCGTGCTGTTGGCTAAGGATATTAGATATAATGACATTATTGAAAAGCTTTCGAAGAAAGTGGTGACAGTAATGTGGAATTTTGATGTTCGATATGATATCAATACTTTCCTGAATGCCAATGGTCCAATGTTTCAACACTGCCATTTGAAGTTCACAATAGGTAAGAGTAATGTTGAAAAATATCGCGCAGCGGGAATCGACAATATTCATTGGTTATCTGAAGGTATTTCTCCTATTTGGCATCGTACAGAACAGTTAGAACATAAAGATCATTTCATGTATGATGCTGATGCCGCGTTCGCAGGGTCGGATCTCAGTGCACATGACGGGCGAAATGCCGTTCTTACTGCGCTTAAGACGCAAACTGCGGTTGAATTTGAACATTGGACGAATGTATTCAATCGAGATCATAATAAGATGTGTCAGTGCACTAAAGTGAATATCGGCCATTCTGGATGGCCTAAAGTAGTTTTATCTATGAGCGCTCGTGACTATAGGATTATGGGGGCGGGAGGTTTTCTTTTAACTAATCATGTTGAAGGAATTGAAGATTGGTTTGAAATAGGCAGGATGTGTGATACGTATAGTTCACCTGAGGAATGTGTCGCGAAGGTTAAATATTACGTAAAGAATAAAGAGCGCCGGAAAAGTATGGCGGAATATGGCCAGAAGATTGTTCACGCGAATCATAAATTTTCTGATAGATTACGCGAAATCGTTTTAAGGGTGGAGGGACTTTAATTGTCAAATCTAATAAATAGGGATAACTGATGAGAAAACGTATTGCAATTATCGGCGCCACTGGTATGTTAGGCAGTTCAGTTTATGGGGCCCTGAAAGATAAATGTGATTTAGTATTGACTGCTCGGTCTGCGGATAAATTTGATCAGCTTGATAAAGTATATGGTGGAGTTTTAGATCACACTCGAATGTTATTTAATGCAGTGCATCCTATGACTCCCACTATTCACCGCGTACAAGACTTGGCTGAACAGATTGGCGATGTCGATATGGTCATTAATTGTATTGGGGTGTTGAATAAGTTTCGTGGTGGCCAAATACCTACTCCGCACGAATACTATATGATTAATACGGAATTACCGATTGCATTATCGATGACATATGGGTCTAAACTGATACATCCTAGTACCGATTGTGTATTTGATGGGAAGAATGGGCCGTATACTGAGAATTCTCCTCCAGCACCTTCTTACGGATTATATGGGTATACGAAGATATTCGCAGATGTAGTAGTACAATTACGTTCACAGGTATTTAGATGTTGTTTATTGGGGGAGGAACTTGATCCTGATGCGTTTCAAATGTTCACTTGGTTTAAGCGGCAAGAAAGAGTCGAGGGTTATAATAAGTGGGTTATATCCCCAATAACTGGCGTAGAGTTTGGCAAGGTGTGTTGGCGTATTTTAGATGAAGGTATTGAAATTGGTCCAAATCTTTTACACATTGCCACGCCTCCGTTAAGTAAGTACCGTATATTGCAGATGTATCGTGTGCAAAATGGTCTTGAGGTTGAAGTACGTCAAGATGATAACGTGACGGCAAATAAGGTTTTGGTTACTGAATATCCTGAAGAATTGGCGAAGTTACGAATTGCCGATTTTGGTACACAATTGGATGAACTATGAAAATATCGATCCTGATTCCTACATTAGATAACTTAGAGTATACAAAGTTTCTTGTAGATTCTATCGAGAAAAATACTGTCGTTGACCATGAAGTACTCATTCATCAGAATACTGTAGATAATAATCTTGGCCTGCCTAAAGCTCTTAATATGTTAGGCAGACAGGCAACGGGTGATTATATTTGCTACCTGAATGATGATATGTGGGTAGGCCCCGGTTGGGATGAAGCACTTCTTGCTGCAGTCAATCCAGATATCTATTATCAATATTTAACTGCATTAATGATTGAACCGCAGTATGAAAATGCTTGTATGAATTCGCCTTGGGACTTTGGTAGAACTCCTAAAGATTTCGATGCGGCAGGATTACTCCAAAAATGGAAAGTAGATCGAAAGATGCACGATGTGGTATCGCCTTATTGTCCCATTTTTGTGACTAAAGCGCTATGGGATCACGTAGGTGGCTATGATGAGTCGTATTTTCCATGCTTTGGTACTGATCCTGATTTTGCCGCGAAGATTTATTTTGCAGCAGCTACCGATTCTTTCTCACCTGCACCTTATGAGTTTCGTGCAGTAGCCGATTGCTGTGTATATCATTTTCAATGTATTACTACTGATAAGATTCCTGATAATGCACATCATAGGGAAAAGGCAAAAGAAACGTTTATGCGTAAGTGGAAGATGCCTTGGGGAGCATTGTACAATGGCATACTTCACGTAGGGGACAGATTATCGTGAAACGAATTACTATAGGCACATTAGATATTGATGGGTCTGAAAAAGCTAAAGTTATTGAGACGATTGATTCAGGTTTCTTGTCAGCAGGTCCTGCGATTGATGAGTTCGAAGAGCGCATTGCAGATAGACATGGGAAGAAGTATGGCATATTTGTAAATTCGGGTCAAAGTGCTTTAGAAGTTTCGTTAGTGTTAGCTCAAGAATATTTAGGTATCCACAATCGCCCTCTAACTGTTTTGGTACCTACAACAACATACGCAGCTACTTTATGGGCAGTTCTAAATACAGGTAACATTCCCATATTCTGTGATATCGATCCTAGGACCTTTTGTATCGATTATACCAAAGTGTCCGGTGAAGAATATGACATTGCTCTCCCTGTGGATTTGTGTGGGCACTCTGCTGGACATCCACCTGATGCTACTAAATTTACTGTCGAAGATGCGTGTGAAGCCGCGGGTAATCTGGAATGTACCTATGGCGATATTGTGTGTCTCAGTTTCTATGTTGCACATATTATCACTACTGGTAGTGGCGGGATGTTGTGTCTGAATGATAGACATTTAGCGGACTACGCAAGAAGTTATATTACCCATGGCCGGAAATTTGGTGGTGATTTTACGAAGTACAACGATATGTGGGTAGACCGCTTTTGTTTTGATAAAGTAGGCACATCTTTTAGGGGCAATGCATTAGAAGCTGCATTTGGTCTTGCACAAGTAGATAAACTTGATGGTATTATTCAAAAACGTAAGGAAAATGCTAGGTATCTGTATAAGCTGTGGCAAGATAGTGACTTTTGCCATAGAGTACGTTTTCCTGATATGGATTATGTCTCTAAATGTATCTTCCAGTTCTTCCCAATAATATTGGACGCTGAATTGACTCGTGAAAAGGTATTGAAGTCATTATTTGCAAAAGGCATTGATAGTAGAGTATTGCTTCCTTTAACTAATCAACCCATTTTCCGTCAAATGTATGGAAATATTGAGCATAAGTATCCTGCGTCGAAGTTTATTAATTCGCAGGGGTTTATTGTAGGATGTCATCAAGGTTTAACCACCGAAGATATCGATTATATGTTTGATGCGCTGTGCCAAGCAGTGAGGGAGCAAGATTAATGATTCACAGTCAATATGATAAGAAGCCGAAAAATTATGCAATAGCATCTATCATTATGTTCAATATGGTAGATACACCTTTCAATAGAGATTCTGCAGGGGGTCAAATAAGTGACCCTGCGGAAAAGCTGGAATTTATTAAGGCATCCATTGAAGACTATTTCAAGTTCGATCCAGGTATATTCCTTGAGTATTTCGTAATTCTTAATGCGGGACCTACGGATTGTGAATTGACTCAAGCTTATTATAAGGAAATTGATGGTACAAAGACGAAGTTCGGAACAACTATAAAAGTTCTTGATATCATTGAGAAAGACTATCCTGGACCCTTTTCATCCCGCCAAGCACTATACCACGCATACCCTAATTTTAGGTACTACTTTACGTGCGATGCCGATTGTATTCCTATCAAAGATAGGTGGTACAAAGATGGCGTTGATAAGATGTGTGAAGATGACGAGATTGGTTTGATTGGTGCGTGGATGACTGTGAAGCCTTTCCAGTGTCCCGATCACATTGAGTATACTGATATTGAAGGTAATGTTATACCTACTCCTGCAGTGTACTATACATCGGGATTCTTCTCCTTTATTAGAGGCCATATCTATCAGTTATTCGATCAGTATTGGGGTGAGAAGTGGATTACTCAAGGAAATTGTTATCGTGACTGGGCTGTACATGCAGGTGAACTTATGTTTGCGCATAGGATTCAACAACTAGGTTATAAGGTCTCTGATTTCAACGAAGAAGATATGGATGCGCCATTAGGTTGGCATGTGCCTGATGTAATGTTTAAGAACATGACCGTAGGTAATCAATTTGCTTTTCCTACTAAAGATAGAGTTAGTCCGTTTTTCCATACCTATCTTAAGTTGCACATGCCTAAAGAATATGAGGAGTTGGTAGACTATGCCAGGATCTATGCCAAAAATTAATGATCCCTCTTTTGACTATGAGGCACATTATACTAATGCTGAAGAGTTTCCCAAAATAAGTGTATGGGTAACTTCGACAGGTAGGCTTGATGTATTGGTGTCCACAATTGAATCGTGGATCGAGCATTGTACCTATTTAAACTATGAATTTGTCATCGTACATTCTCAAATGACCGATGTTTCGAAGAAATTCTTTGCATTAGAATACATTGATGGGGATGCTACTGAAGAGTATTTGAATTCCTTAAAAAAGAAATTTCCTAAAATTACTTTTAAGTTATTCATACAGCCTTTTGAACGGTTGGGTTTGACTTATACGAAACTCTTAGAAAATACTGAAGGATATTATATCAATATTGAAGATGATTTGCGTACTGTTACTGATCCGTGTGCGCAATTAGTCGATAATATTAAATTATTTCGTGCTGATCCGAGATTACTTGGCATACGTATGGATTTACGCGATGAGACGGTATTCGCAGGATGCCCAAGATTTCCTGAAACATTTAGTATCGAAGGGACGCAATACGTTATATGGCGACAATGGTGTTCCGGTGGTGCTCAGCTAATGGATGCGTATAAAGTAAGTGATATTGGTGGATTTATTACGGATCACGCACCAGATCAGTATATTCAGACTGAACATGACCAATCACGTAAGATGCGCGAAGCTGGAATGTATACAGGAATTAACCTTTCATACTATGGATGTCTTGCACATATAGGTCATCATGGCGTACAGGGCGGAGATCGTGGATGGACTGTAGAGCAATATGCTGAAATGGCTGAAAAGGGTTGGTGTGGTGATGGGACGGATAAGCAGGCGAAGAAGCCTCGCGAACACTTTTTAGGTAAGAGGAAAGAGAATGGATTACCCTAAAATCTCTGTATGGATTACAAGTACGGGTAGATTTGAATTCCTGAAAACGACTATAGACAGTTTTCTTGAACACAATACGTATCCGGATATTGAATGGCTTATTTTTGAATCCGTACCAACTGGAGAAAGTCGTAAGTATTTCAATACTACTCTTATAGATACTGAAAAATGTGTACAATATCTTAATGAGTTAGATATGCCTAATAAACGTCTTTGGGTAGAACCTTGGCCGCCATTTGGGAATGTTTTATCTAAATTTTTGGCAGTGACTGATGCAAAATACGCAATATGTCTTGAAGATGATTGTTTATGTTTATGTGATCCGAAAGAACAGTGGCTTGATGGTATTGAACTGCTCAAAGATGATCCTAACCTTTTAGGTTTTCGAAATGATTTATCCAATCCTTCAGTCGATGAAACAGACAAAAGATTCACTGGTGTTAAACGTCATCCAATTTCTGACTATCTCTACTGGCCTACTGCAGGGGGTGCTACATTTGTAGATGTAGATAAGATGCAGAGAATTGGAGGTTATCCAGTAGATCATCCATTGAAAGATTTTTGGCGAATCGAATGTCATCAAAATGAAGCAATGGTGAAGCACGATATGTATATGGGCGTGATGTTGAAATATTTTGGATCTTTCGCACATATTGGGCATACAGAAGTTACCGGGCGTGATCGAGCATGGAGTAAGAAGATCTATATGGATATGGCTGCGGATGGTCACTATGGTCGACGTGATAAAGGGACGAACCTTCATGTAATTGCCAATCAACTCGCACTCCTGCAAGCATATTGGCGCAAACATCATGTAATTCATAATCACCACGTACTTTCTGGAAATACAGGAAAGACTACTTGGGATCATTTAAAAGTAGCGGATAAAATAGTATCAGGAAGTCACATCCTTGAAATTGGTCCAGGTTTGGGCTATAGTACCGTAGCTGCGGTGAATAAAGGTGTTCATGTATCTATAATGGATATTGTTCCTGAAGCTTTTGAATGTGTAAAAGATATTGTTGAACACACATATCTTGATGGAGTCGACGAACTCCCTGAACAATATTTTGACTTGGTGATTTCACATAATGTATCATGTCATCAATCAGACGATACGTTAAGAAAACAGATACGCACTGTTGTACGAAGTTTAAAACCTGACAGAGTATTTGCACTTGGTGTAGCTGGCAATGGTCTTGCGCCTTGGCCAAAAGATTTCCAGCCTAAATGTGAAATAGATGTTCTTGAAGCGGGAGCTATGATGCGTAATGAAGACAAAATTAAGCAAATAGTAAGTGATGCAGGAGGACAAATTACACGTATTTGTAGAGGTATTAGTACCGTTAACAATTATATTTATAGTTATGTTGTGCATATCAAAAAGGATAAAATAGATGGATCTGATTGAGGGATTTGATTATCCTAAGATATCTGTATGGCTTACTAGTACGGGTAGGTACGATCTAGTTAAGCAAGATATTGAATCGTTTATGGAACATAATACCTATCCAAATTGGCAATTCATTATTTTCGAGTCTGTGCCTACGGAGGAATCGTTACAACATTATAATACTCCTTTATTACAGTCAGATAAGTGCATTGAGTATTTGAAGACGGTACCTAATGTACATAAGTTAATAATTGAACCTTGGCCTTATTGGGGTAACGTTGCCCAATCTCTTCTTGATGCGACCGATACAGATTATTTCATCAATTTGGAAGATGATTGGACTACTATTTATGACCCTCATGAATGGTTTGTTGAGGCAATCAAGCTTCTACGAAAGAAGGATAACCTATACGGATTGACGGGTAATTTACAGCGCCCCGAATTTAATGAAGCTTGGCCAGGTTGGGTACATCCTAAATATGGCGGAGGTGTCGTGGATGACGGCGAACATTGTTATGCATACGGTATACTTGTGTCGATGGGTGGTATGCTATCTAAGACTGCAGTGGCTAAAAGTGTAGGTTTTCCGACGGATAAACATATTAAACATGGGAGTATCAGATCTCCGGAGAACCCTGAAGGATTGTTTGGAGATAGGATCCTTTTTGCGGGGTATAGAGGTGGAAGGCTATTAAACTATTGGGGCTGGTTTAGGGCAAATAGCGCATATAGTGTAAATGGGCTCAATAAGACTGGTACTGCTGAACATATTAAACTTCAGCAGGCGATGGTTGATGCAGGTAAAGTCGGAAAGGGTCGGCCGTGTGGGAGAAATCGATAAATGGAATTAGATATGGACCAATGTGCATATCCGCAATGTATATTAACGGTTACTGCGATACCGAGCATATATACAGTGCATACAGTTGTAGATGGGAATATTGACAGAACATTAATAGGCGCAATTCGCGTTAACGATCAAATACCCGGTAGTATTGACCCGTTAATTGAAATTTTTCAATATATTGAAAGGTGTTTTAATTATATCGGTAACGTGGCGCTTAGTAATGGGCATTCAATTTTATATCCGGCAACAGTTCCTCGGGCGATCATGCGAGCCCAACAAGATTTATTGAGAGTATTTAATAGTAGGATCAATATCACGGATGGGGAGATAGAATGAGTGTAATCATGGTGACAGGCGGAACTGGTAGTCTTGGTTCGTATCTGATCGACTTTTTACATAAAGCTGATGTGCACCATAACTTTGTTGTATTTTCCAGGGACGAGCAGAAACAGTACAGGATGGCGTTGAGATATCCCGACGATCCTAGAGTTTTTTTTGTACTCGGCGATGTACGAGATCAGCAAAGTGTATCGGATGCGGTTGCGCACTATAAACCTGACGTTGTTGTGCACACGGCTGCACAGAAACACGTCAAAATTTGTGAACATAATCCTATGCAGACTGTGTTAACAAATATTCACGGTACAAAACACGTTGTTCGTGCATGTTTAGCGAATGATGTTAGGGCGGCCTGTTTCGTCTCTACCGATAAAGTAATTGCGCCACGTACGCTTTATGGCATGACTAAAAATATTGCGGAACATATATGGGCAAATGCATCCAAGAAAAAGAGTAATACTCGATTTGTAGGTGTACGGTATGGCAACATATTAAATTCTGCCGGGTCACTGATTCCTTTATATCTACATCTCATGAAACAACCCAATCCCGTCTTTCCTGTAACCGATGAACGGATGACTCGGTTCTTCATTACATTTAGTCAAGCCATCGGTTTGATTATTCACTCAATTATAGATGGAATAAATCAGGATCCGCGAGTGTTCGGTAATATTGAAATAAACTCTCCTCCCATTCATACGATAGATAGGGAAATATTTAGAATTCCGAAGTTACCTTCTATCAAAATTAAGGATATTGCTGAGATATTTGCAGAGCATGTAAATGGGGAAGTTGAGGTAATTGGCGCATTTGAAAGTGAAAAATTAAGTGAGTCGATGGTAGATGGTTATGATTCTGCTGATGGTCCATTTGCATCGAAGAAAGAAGTAAAAGAGTTGTTAATAACGGAAGGACTTTTGCCTTCGGGGGAGAAGTAACATGAAAATGATGGTCACAGGCGGAGCTGGTTTTATTGGTCATGCTGTCGTCGACTTATTACATACTTTAAGGACTCATGAACTTTTAGTAGTCGATAACCTTTTGTACGAAGATAACTATCTTCGGAATGTACCCTTTCAAGCAGGTAATGTAGGTGATCCGAAGTTTATGATACCCCTTTTAAAGAAGTTTCAACCGGATGTAGTGATACATTTAGCAGGAATTGTTGGAGATGCTGCTTGTAATGCGCGGCCACAGGAAACTAGGATAGCTAATATTACATCAGTTGAGATTTTACGCGACTATTTTGAAGGTAAGCTTATTTTCCCCTCATCGTGTTCAGTATATGGTGCAAATGACGATCTCGTAACTGAAGAATCTCCTTTCAATCCATTGTCACTATATGCAGAGACTAAAATACGTGCAGAAGAGATTTTGAAAGATAAGCCCCAAGTATTCATTCCACGGTTAGGTACAGTCCACGGTGTAACGGGAAGACTGCGTAACGATTTAGTGGTTAACATTTTGTCGATTCGTGCGCTTATTGAGGGCAAGATATCAGTATTTGGCGGAGAACAGTATCGGCCTATGCTACATGTGCGAGATTTAGCAGAAGTTATGGTGGGCCAAAGTTTTGCGATGTGTCCCGGCGTCTTTAATTTACTTGAACGTAATTATAAGATTATTGATCTCGCTCATATTGTTCAGGAAGTGATTCCTACTGTTGAAATTGAAGTCACTGAAATGGAGTTTGAAGATCGGCGGAATTATAAAGCATCGGGAGAAAAGGCGAAACAGCAGTTAAAGTTTGCACCAAAAGCATCCATATGCGATACAGTGACGGATATTGCCCGCATTTATCGTGAGGGACGTATTAAAGACTTTTCACATATCAAGTATTCAAATATCTCAACTCTCCAGTTTAGGGGTAAGTTATGAAGACCGCACACTTAGTTAAAAGAGATCTGTTCGTAGATGATAGAGGTCACTTTACGAATATTCCTCTGCTATTACCTGAGCTTAAGTTTAAAGGTAAGCGAGTTTATGTATGTGATAATTTTCAAACTGGGACAGTTCGCGGGTATCATCATCATAAGCATGAAGCGAAGATTTTTATTTGCTTGAAAGGCGGTATTAAGTTTGTATTACTTCCTGGTGATATGATGTTGACTGATAATCCGACAGGTTGGAAGCCTGAAGTATTTACACTGTCGGGAAATTTGCCGTGGGCATTGTATGTTCCTGAAAATTATGCCAATGCATGGCAAACTCTTACTGACGATGCTATTATGATTGGCGTATCGAATGTAACGGTAGAAGCAAGTTTAGAGGATGATAAGAGATGGGATCCTAAAGTGAATCACTCAGAGTATTGGGAAACGCAATCGAGATAAGTAAGAAAGAACAGGCAATACAGCGGGCTCTTGGGACTTTAGAACATGTGGAGTGCCGAAATTGTGGTAAGGTCTTAGCTAAGAGAACTCTCTCATGGGAGTGTGATCATGGTATGTTTCACGATATTTATACGGGCTTATCAGAAATTGTAGCTACGGGACCTGTGATATTTCGGTGTAATTATTGCGAATCAAAAAATCTCAAAGAAGTAGTGTAAGGAAAAGTTATGTACATAGTTACCGGAGCTTCGGGAGGATTAGGGCGAAAAGTAATCGAAGAACTAGTACGTCGTGAGCAATGTGTTGTAGGGTTGTATGGTACTAATTGTCCTAGTACGCCATGGCCTACAGATACTCTCTATATTCGGTATGAGTTAACTACTTCTTCGAATATTATGGCTAAACTTGTTTCAAGAATGCCGCAAATAAAAGATGAAGATATTCATCTAATTCACTTAGCAGGAATTACTATAAATGCATCAATAAGTAAGACTACTTTTGCAGGCATTCAACAACAGTTTGAAGTAAATTGCTCGGGCGTACTTCATCTTATACGTGAATTATGGCCCCAGATGAAAGAGAAACAGTTTGGTAGACTTATTTTCGTAAGTTCCGTCGTTGCCCATCGCCCTGTTTTTGGCGCACTGGGGTATAGTATAACTAAATCTGCTATGGAAGGAATGGTGAGGGGCTTACTTCCTGAAGGAATTAAGAACAACATCTTACCGTTTGGGATTGGTTTAGGTTACACTGAATACGGAATGATTGCACAAGTACCTGAAGCACATCAAGAGGCATTAAAGAAGACTATTCCAATGGGTCGATTTGGGAATTTTGAAGAGGTTATGAATTCCATTGACTTCTTAATCAATACTCCTTATATGGCGGGACAAATTCTACCTTTAAATGGTGGGTTACATCTTGTATAAGTTCGACTTAGTAACGGACTTTTTTGCGTACAAAGCGTTGCATAATGAATTATTTCCTTCAAGCGATATATCGTTTGAATGGATTGATTGGTGGTTCAATACAGTACATGCGGGAAAGGTGCGTATATATGGTGCATACGTGAATGATGGTGATGTGTTAGTAGGTATTTGGGGAGTAGAGCCGCGACAATTTTGCTTAAATCGTAAGGTCATTGACGTAGGTAGATGTTTTGCTGTAGGTATTCAGAAGGATCACAGACGTATAGGATTATTCACTGATCTCAGTAAATTTGCTTTACAAGCTGAGAAGGAATTAGAGGAGTATGAATATATCGTGGGCTTTCCTCAACGAGGTCGATCCGTAGTTGGAGGACATCTTCAAGCAGGATGGTATACGGTTCAAAATATTGCTGTATATGAATTTGATGCTGTAAAACTTCCAATACATCGAGAAGATTACTACGGCCCTAAATTTAATACTTATTTAGGTCCCGCAGAAAATTCTTCGTATATATTTTATGAACATTCCATTAAAGAAGTAGAAGGCGCATTTTATAAATGGCAACATACTCGTTGGATTTATCATCCACAGAGCCACTACATTCCAATCATATTAAAGGGTTCGACCAGGGGCTTTGCTGTACTAAAACAGTACAAGGATTGGGCACATATAATTGGATTGGAGGGACCTGGAACTGTTGCACTTCTTGGGGCAGCCAAGTCTTTATGTAAACAACATGGATGGAGTAAGTTGAATATTTGGTGCGCTTATAATCAAAGTAATGGCGCACTAATTCAGGGTATGGGATTTACTCAAACTGACGAAGCTGTGCAGATGATTGCGTACAACGTCAATGCGGAAGAAAATCTAAGACTGCAGGTATGTAATATTCAAATGGGTATTGAAGAGAGTTATTGAGGAGAATACAATGATTCCATTATTTAAAGTTTATGTTGCTCAAAATGCTACAGATAAAATGGGTAATGAATGTCATCTCGGTGAAGCGCTCGGAGATGTTTTAGCCTCGGGATATATTGCGGAAGGTGAGAATGTTAAGGAATTCGAAAAATATCTTCGTGAATATTTACATAATAAAAATGTCTTGACTACGAATTCGTGTACGAGTAGTTTACAAATAGCCCTTAGATTGGCTGGGGTTAAAGCCGGAGATAAAGTGTTCTCATCGTCAATGACTTGTCTGGCTACGAATGCACCTATTGAAACTCTTAGCGCTACACCAGTGTGGGTCGATGTAGATCCGATACATGGAATGATTACACCTGACGCATTGATATCAAGTATAAAAGCTAATCCATATATCAAAGTTCTTATTTACGTATGTTGGGGAGGCGATCTTGGCCCATTACGTGAAGTTAATGGAATTTGTTTAGAGCATGGTATTAAACTTATTGTTGACGCGGCTCAGGCATTCGGCACTTATGCGCACAGGGGCATATTAGGTGATGGTACTTATGGTGACTATATCTGTTTCTCCTTTCAAGCGATTAAACAAATAACTACTGCTGACGGTGGCGCTATTGCATTTAGAAATGGCGATGATATGGCACGTGCGAATAGATTAAAATGGTTCGGTCTTGATAGAGATGGATTCCGCACAACTAATGGTGAAATCGATTGGCGTTCGGATGTGCCTGAAATTGGTTTTAAAATGCATATGAATAACGTAGCGGGTTGCATTGGTACTGCGCAGATGAAAGATCCCGGTTTGTCCGCGCGGCTGTCTACGTACATTATGAATGATTTACATCTCACTAAAGCGCTTGTTGATGTGATGCAGAGATCTTGGCGAGGACCTACAGCTGCATGGGTTTCAACATTCATTGGTGATAATATTCCGGAATTACTAGACTTTTTACGAGCTAAAGATATTCATGCGTCACAGATGCACGTCAATAATGATGTGTATAGTGGCTTCCATGCTGATCCAATAGAGTTGCCAGGTGTAAAAGCGTTTATGGAAAAACATATTTCTTTACCGTGTGGCTGGTGGGTAACTGATGAAGATGTTCAATATATGGCAGATTGTATAAAGGGATTTTATGAGTAGTACGGATACATACACTATAACTATGGCGCATACACGTGACGCAGATTTTGTAGGATGTCGGGGCGGTCAAAAGATAAAATTCTCGGGACATTCTGGAAAACCTCTAATATTAATTATTGGAGATAACGTACGTATTGAAGATGACGTAAAAATTGCCGTAGGCGGCACAGTTGTTCTCGGAGACAATGTTACCTTACATAATCATGTGACAATTCACGGGAAAGGTGATTGTACTATTGGTGAAAACTCGTGGGTAGCTCAATATACGGCACTCGATGCAACGGGAGATCTTGAGATAGGTAAAGATTGTTGCATTGGATTTAGTTGTCAGATTTGGTCACATGTATGTCGAGTTCCTCAAGTAGTGAATAATTTATTTCCAAATAGATATGCAAAGACGGTACTTAAAGATAGAGTATGGTTGCAAGGGGGACTAATTACAATTAACCCTGGTGTGACTATTGGGGAAGATTGTGTGATATTTAGTCAATCCGTTGTAAACCTCGATACTACACCGGGTCAGGTGTATGGGGGCGCGCCCGCAAAGCGGCTTTATAAATATTCGCTCGACACCTTCCACCCCGATAATGGATGAACAAGAAATACGGGTTCAAAAAGCTGTAGGGTCGTTACCCGAATTTACCTGCAGTCTCTGCCACAAAGATTTTCCTGTTGACGAGAAGTGGATATCAACACCCTGGGGGCGGGAGGAAGAGGGTTATCTGCACGATGTGCGCAACAGCCCAATTTGTAGCGGACAGATTATGTGGGAAGGCACAAGGTATATTCACTCGACCACATTACAATGGATAAAAAAGAAAAGAAAATTCAAAAAGCTCTCGGATTGCTCAGAAAGTATGCAGGGTATTTTAAACCAGAGACACGCGCAACTCACTATGACGTACGGACAATTCGTGCAGTGTCTCCTGAAGCCGCTCAAAAATGTTTAAGTAAGTTTGACGGTACGCTAAAATTTATCGTAGATGAGACTAGTAATGAGGTTGTATGGAACAATTCGCAGCAACCCTAAAAGTCAAAACTATATTTAGCCAGTTAACTCCCGTCGATACTAACTATCCAGGTATGACTGAAGTGTGGAGTTATCTCGACGCTCTCCTATCCTATGAAGTGCACAATAGTCACTTTATCAAGGCTATGAGCAACAAGAGGTTTATCCAAGAACAATGGGACGGGCATAATCATTTGTTCAGTGTCAAGACAGGTAAATTTCTTACAGGATTACTGCCATACGTTGAGGAAGCGCTCAAACAATACAGTATTCCATATAATATCGAGGATGATAGAATGGAATATGTTCCTCAACCTATTCCCGGTTTAATTCTTGAATCTCGACCATATCAAGAAGACGCTGTACAGATATCCCAAAAGTTGAAACGTGGTATTATTTGGGCTCGGCCGCGAAGCGGTAAGACGATTATGGAAATTATGTTAGTACAGCGGCTGGGCATTCTACCGGTACTGAGTCTTTGTCAAAGTATTGATATTGCAAAACAGACTATAGAAAAGTTTAGTCAATTCCTGCCCAGTGTAAAAGTCGGCCTTATAGGTGATGGCGAATGTGATATACAGCCAATAACGGTTGCGACCATTCAATCGGTAAGTGCTGCGTATGACATTAAAGAGAAGATTCCGAAAAAGCAAATGGAGCAGATTCCAGCGCTCGCCCGAAAATTGGACATACAACGATTGGTCGAAACCGCGAAGTTTGTATGGGTTGACGAATGCCATCACGCGGTGAGTGCTACCCACAAATATATTCTTCAGAATAAAGTTTACTCCGCAGAATATATCTTGGGTTGTTCGGGTACTCCTTTTCGAGAAGATAACACAAATATGTTACTGGAAGGCTTACTAGGACCTATTATATATGAGATCGATTACAGCAAACTGATTGATTCTGGATATCTAGTACGACCTACCGTACACTTGATCAAGATGCCCAAAGTCATTCCATTTGAAGATAAGACTGTTTATGCCACGATTTATAAGCAGGCAATTGTCGACAACAAGTTACGTAATGACGCGATAGCAAAGATTGCTCACAGTTTGAAAGACCGTGGGAAAACATGTATGATTTTAGTAACGAAAATTAAGCACGGTAAAGCTCTTGCCTCTTTAATCCCCAGCGCGAAATTTTCATATAGTAAATCCGCTGATCGTGCTTCTCTTTGGCATCAGTTACGAATAGGAAAACTTCCTATTTTGATAACTACGCTTGGTGACGAAGGTATTGATATTCCATCACTCGGCGCTACTATTATTGCATCAGGGGGTGAATCGGCTATCAAAGTGTTTCAACGGTTAAGATGTCTGACTCCCGCCGAAGGAAAAGAATATGCGATTGTAGTGGACTTCCTTGATCCATATAAGTATTTACGACGACATTCAAAGAAGCGAGAACGATTGTATAAGAGTGAAGCTAGTTTTCGTATCACGTATAAGGAAGTTATAGTATGAATGTTGATAGATTTTTGATTAGAGACGATGAGGTCCAAGTAGACAAAGCTATATACTTTATGCGTTACCGTATTGCACAACTTTCTGCAATGCATAAAGATGTAGAGCAAGAGAACAAGCAGCTTAAGAATAGACCTGATACTGTATACGATCCACCGAAGAAGGGATTAGTAGTAAAGCGGACTAAAGGTAAGATCAATATGGATATGCCTGTTGAGAAATGGAATACTCATCATTTCCTTAGGCTTTTCCAAGAGTTATATAATGATAAATATGAGCAAAATTTCAATATTGGTGGAAAACATTGGGAAGTATTTTCAATAAGAATTAGCCAATTCCGCAATGCGCATGAAGAGATCAAGAGTAACTCAGTGTATAAAGAGATGATTGAATGGTTGTTCGCGAAGAAGTTCAATAAAAAATTCATTGCGACTATTCCTTTGATTTCAAGTGATACGATGTTATATCAATGGTTAGCATCTACAAAATCGCAAAGTCAAACCGATCCGGAGAAATTCAAACAACTTGCAGCTCAAACTCCAAAGAGTACTAAAGATCTTGCCAAAGCGTTGGAGGACGCATTTTAATGATTAAGAAAATTCCTCTACGTTTCGAATCTGATCGGTTTAAGGTTTCAATAGACGATATTCATGCAATGCAACAGAAATATTGTGTTGACTGTACAGTCTGCAATGGTACAGGTATTCTTGGCGAAGAGGAATTCGTTAAGTGTATATGTTTAATTAGATTTAATAACGCGTATGCGTTGGCACATGCGCATATCCCTCCAGCTTTCAGAGACTTGACAAAACAAAATATTGATCCCGGCTTTCAGCAAGAGAACGCGGAAAATCTTAATCGGGTAGCTCAATATACTAAGCAACACGCTAAAGCTCTTGAGACAGGTTTTGGATTATTCATACAGGGCGGTAATGGTACAGGTAAAAGTTTCATTGCTACGCTTATATTAAAGCGGGCGTTGGAAGATGGTTATTCAGGATATTTTGTATTAATGTCTGATTTAGTAGATGCGTCATTTGCTGCCTTGAGAGATCCTGAAGTCAAACGAGATTTAGAGAAAGTAATTCAAGAGACAGACTTTTTAGTGGTCGATGAGATTGATAAAGGTTTTCAAGATCAACATGATAATGTACAGAGGATATTATTGCCGTTGTTTAAGAAACGGTGTGATTATCTTAAGAAGCCTTTAATCGTAACATCGAATGTTATGAAATCCGATATCGCACATACTGTAGGTAAAACGATTGCCGCAATGTTTTCTGAGAGGCTCGCTGAAATTACGTTCACCGGAAATTATAGACCCCAAATTCTTGGGCAATTAGAAAGTGAGTTTTTTGATGATTGATCAAGAGTTTGCAATTCAAAGAGCTTTAGGGACGTTACCTCAACTTTATTCAATTCATGCGCGTACTGAGAATCTTGATACTGGGCAGGTTTTTGAGGATCACTTTGATATTTATGCTATGGATCATGACGATGCTCAGGTAAAATTGGATGCTACAATAAATGCAAAGCATCCTGAGTTTGCTGGTCGAATACATTCGAATTTAGTAATCGATGAGCAGCGACTTTGTGATACTCGAATGGCGTTGAAACGAAGGCAGGAGAAGGAACTGAGTGTCTAAAATATATGATTAGTAGAAGAGAACGAAAAGTACAAGAAGCACTAGGTCTTAAAGATGATATACCTCCTACCATTCCTCAGCGTATACGTGGATGGATATGGTATACATGGATGATTCGTTTAAATATGTGCAAACATTTGGATAAGCATGTGATTTGGCAAAAAATTGCGTTTAGGTTACCTAAAATACTTGCGTATCATATGGTAATACGAGTATGGGCGCATGCAACTACGTGCACCGCGGGGCACAATGATTGTCCAGATGACGTCACCTGGGATGTTGCATTGGAACGGTGGGAGAAGGAACCGCGTGGCTGAGAATATATTTAATAATCCTACAGCCGAAAAACGTGTACTCGCTGCTCTTCTGATTGATGACAACGTATTGAATCAGCAGATTAATAATCTTGGTCTGGCTGATTTTAACGACGCGCGTCATCAATATATGTTTGAAATTCTAGACCGCTTCTATCGAAAATATTACAAGTCACTTGATCGGAATATTTTGGACAAGTGGTTATCAAAACATGATCCTGATAATAAGACTGACATTCTTTTGTTATATGGGGAGTTGCATTCTCTTGGATGTGACAAGTATGTAAAGTTTTACATAGATGAGCTTAAGGAATGTGCTGCTAATCGTGCACTTCGTTCAGTAAATGCGGAAATTGTGGAGGGTCTTGAAACAGGTACTGATCCTGCAAAGATTGCGTCAAGTATTGCTCAACAGATTTTGACGACGAGTACTACATCTATTGTTGAACGTACTTCAGTATTTGCAGATCCTGATGAACGCATTCAGAATTATATTGACAGGGAGGAACATCCAGAGAAATATCGTGGTGTACCTTATGGTATTAAAGAGATCGATAAGTTAACGGGTGGAATGTTCCCCGGACAGCTGTATCTTGTTATCGGCCGCACGGGCAGTGGTAAATGCATAAAATTTGATAGTCAATTAGTAATGGCTGACGGCACGTTGCGTCCAATTCAAGACGTCGTCAATTCCCAAGAAGGTAAAGTTTTGACTTTATCTAATAATTGGAACAAATTACGTACTGTACAACCTGTCAATTATATGTATTCGGGAGAACAGGAAGTATTTAAAGTTACGACTAAATCTGGACGTACTATTGAAGTTACTCATACCCATCCACTACTTACCGTAGAGGGATGGCAACCCTTACAATCTGTTGCTATTGGTGATCGTATTGCAGTTCCTCGCGAAATTCCTATATTCGGTAAAAGTAAATTACCTTCAAACCAAGTACGTTTATTAGCATACTTAATTGCTGAAGGGAATTTATCTACTCAATCTATTGGGTTCACTAATTATGATTTAGACATCCGCGCGGATTTCTGTAGAGTTATCGAAGATAGTAATATTGCGGATTTAAAGGTAACCGTTCATGGTACAACGTTACCCGAATATAAACGTACTTTAGTAATTGTAGGGAAGGAATTGACTCCAGATAAAGTACGTTACGGTAAAAATAAATATCGTCGATTGACTGTTAATCCTATTAAAGGGTGGTTAAAGGAGTTTGGATTATTAGGTAAAAAATCGGTACAAAAAACAATTCCGGATGAAATTTTTAAACTTCCGAAAGAAAAGTTAGCAGTATTTTTAGCCGTTCTCTGGAGTTGTGATGGAAGTATTTATGGTGAGACATTATCACGTATTACATTTGAGACAGGTTCTCCTAAATTAACTCGACAGGTTGGCCATTTATTATTGCGGTTCGGTATCCTTACTCGATATTGGGAGCATTGCACAACGTGTAATGGTAAAAAGTTTATAGTGGGGAGTCTCGAAGTTATAGGTAGTTGTCGTGCAAAATTTCTTAATGAAATTGGTCCATATTTTGTGGGTAAAAAATGTGCAAGAGTAACCAAAGCGTTGAAATTTTTATACGGGACGCAACAAAATACTAATGTTGATACAATTCCAATGAATTTAATCAAACCATATTTACCTATTACGCGAATAGATAAAATTGATCGTAAAAAGATAGCTAACGCTGGATGTAAATTTGAATTTAATTATTCTCACGATTGGAATAAATATGGTATATGCCGTGATAAAGTTGAAGAGTTAGCAGATGTATTAAATAGTCAATCTCTTAAAAAGCTTGCAACAGCCGATATTTTTTGGGATACAGTTAAAAGTATTGAATGTACGGGATTAGCGGACACATATGATTTAGAAATATCTTCAACACATAATTTTGTGACTAATGATATAATTGTGCACAATAGCCGATCGTTATTTAATATCGGTTGTAATGCAGCTAAAGCAGGTAAGATGGTAATGTATTGTACAATTGAGATGGATGCGCAGATTTTACAGTATATGTGGGAGTCTCGGGAAGCTAAGATTCCATTGACTGAGATTATGCGGACCGAATTAGTCGGGTATAATCGTCGTAAATATATGGCATTTTTACAGCATCAGAAAAAAGTACAGCACCCGTTGTACTTGATTGATATTCCTCAGGGATGTACTACAGGAATAATTGAATCCGAAGTGCTGGCATTTGAAAAACTTCACGGTCAAGTACCTGATCTTGTGCTAATTGACTATGCCAATTTGATTCGACCGATGTCTAAATTTAAAGATCGAGCCGAAATGTATGATCACGTGTTTAGAGAATTAAAAGAAGGTTCACGTGCGCACAAGACTATTTATTATACTGCAGCACAGATGAACAGGGAGTCTTTAAAGGCGACGAAACAGGGAACTGAACATATTGCATTTTCGGATGCAAGTTCTTATCATTGTGATTCGATTTTCCGTATTTTTGCAGATGAGAAAGATGAAGTTAATCACGAAGTACACTTTGAAGTGATCAAAGGAAGATATCATCAGGGATCATGTATAGATTTATGTTGGAAGAGAGATATTAATTGGATAGGTAGTTGGAGTAATATGGTAAGGACTCTAAGTAAGGACCAAAGTGAAAGTCAGAATGTCAGCGGATCAGCCGCATCATCAACCACAACGGAAGTATCCAATTCAGGGGGCAGTACCTCAGCAGCAAACGCCGTCGACTATTAATGTCGCGGATGTTGCTTCGAAAGTAGATCTAGTCTCCCTTGCGTGGGAATATGGCTTAGATTTAGTCCCTCAGAATAATGGAGACTATGTTTGTCTCTGTCCGTTTCACGATGACAGTGAAACGCCTAGTTTGCGTTTCTATGTTGAGACAAATACATTCCACTGTTTTGGCTGCCAAGCAGGTGCTAGTGTATTTGAATTTGTTATGCGTATGGACGATATTCAGTTTCCTGCAGCGTTAAACAAATTAGCGGAACGCGTGGGGTATAAAGGGACATATACCTTGAGAGAAGTTAATATTCCAGTGACTGATGAACGTTTTGCTACTGTACGTGAAAAGATAGAAACAGAGGTCCACCGTAAGGCAAAACAGACTTATACAAATTTGCGAAATAGTGGTGTACCTTTTGATATATTGTACCAGAATTTCGAATCTCTTTGGGGGTGGTACGACCGTACCCAATATATTTTTGATAAAAAGGTATTTGCAGGCATTTCTCACTTGCTTTTACAGCGTAAATTATATAAATTCCATGAAGAGTTCCTAAAAAGATTAGCTGTGACGGAGAGCGCATGTATCAAGATGTGATGGAATCAATCGATTCGATGGCGTACCAGTTCCATGATACTGGGGACGTAAAGTATTTCAACGAATTTGCAGGACATGTTACCCCAATTATTAAGCAGATGGCTTATAAGGCGTGTAGAGATTCTTCATGGGATGTGGATGATCTCTTTGCTATTCTGTTAGCTGACATGTGGCGGTTGTTTAATCGGTGGGAACCTGAAGAGGGTAAGAAGTTTCATTGGTTGGTATTGAGACAACTCAAAAATAAGATTATTAACCATGTGCACCAGGTAAGAGGTAGACCTCATCGTATATGTAATACGTGTGGTACTAAACAGGCCAAACGAACCACGGATGTATCAATGTGTACGCATTGCGGCGCGCCCCTTAGACTATCGGATATCATTGTTTCGGGAACGTTTGAATCAATGTATAGTGCTTCTTGTCCAGACTATTTAACAATCATTGCAAATAAACAGCTCGTGTCAAAACTATTGGCACGTGTTAAAGATACAGACCCGAAGACTCATCAAATTCTTCAGTTAATGTTGGAGGGATATTCTAAGAATGAGATTAGTAGGGAGATCAAACTTGCACAAAATGCGATGAACAATCGTATTAAAAAGTGTAGAGGTATTATAACATTAATGTTGGAGAATTCATGAACCCTATTGCTGAAGTAACCAAGCACCTTCAATTTGGTGCAGCGCATTTTCTCGTGAATCACGAGTGGGACGTTGCGAAAAACCGCGCAGCATTTCATGCGTGTAGTCTATATAAAGACGATGAAGGTACGATACAAGAGCCGCATGGGCATACTTATCATCTTGAAGTAACCGTACGTGGTGAAATCGATGAAGGTACTGGCTTTGTTATCGATTTTAAAGACCTGAAACGTATTCTTGAAGATGGTATAGTTAAGCGGATGGATCATAGACTACTTAATAATATTGAATACTTCCAAAAGACGAAGAAGTCACCGACTGTTGAGAACATCTTGCATTACATTTGGGGCGAAATATGTATGCAAATTGATGAGCTTCGTCCGGGATTGGCTTGGTTACAACAAGTTAAGGTATGGGAAACTCCCAATTCTTTTGGAATACTTACTAAAGAGCTAGCGGGGATTAAGGAAGAAGTTCCCGTTAAAATGGGTGGTCACGTACCTAGTCTTATAGGGACGGACTATTCTCTTGGTGATAACTTTGCAAAATCCGTAAAACGTTAAGGAGACGATATTAATGGCAGACAAAGTAGATCGAGCAGAACTTCCAGATATTCAGAATATTAGAGATACTCGTGGAAAGTTCATTGGAAGAGCAGGGGTTACTAATGTTAAGATTCCTCTGCAAATTTCTCAAAAAGATAATGTGTTAGCACAACCAGTGCAGGCGAATGTTTCTATGTATGTCTCCGTTTCCGAGGAGGCTAAAGGCGCGAATATGAGCCGCTTTTTGGAGACATTGATGGCATATGAGTCGGCACAAATGACCTCTACGGGGATTGAGCAAATCATTGAAGACATGTTAGCACGATTAGAGTCTGAAGACGGCTATATCAGTATGAGTTTTACATACTTTATGGAACGGCTCGCACCAGTATCGAAAAGTAGAGGAAAACAGGGATATAACGTTGCATTTATCGGCAAGAAAGTGGCGGGGGTATATACGTTCGTTATGGAAGTTAGTGCGATGGGTACTAATCTTTGCCCATGTTCGAAGGAGATTTCAAAACACGGCGCACATAACCAGAGAAATACTGTTAGACTACGTCTTGTTCCTACGGACGACTTCTATTGGATCGAGGATATTGTCGATGCCATTGAAAGTCAAATGAGTTCTCCTATTTATCCAGTGTTAAAACGAGAGGACGAGAAGTTTGTAACTGAAACAGCGTATGAAAATCCGAAGTTTGTGGAAGATCTTACACGCGACGTCGCAGTCATGCTCGATGAGAAGGGGGTGGAACACTATCATATTAGGAGTACTGCTGAAGAGAGTATACATTTTCATAACGCAACCGCAACAATTAAGAAGGAATGGGTATTAGAATAGGAAAGATTATGAAGAAGAAAATTACGGAATTTACAATTGTAAGGCAACAAAAAGGTGTACGTATTTTGTTTCCTTTTTCGCAAGAGTATGGACACATTCGTACAGACGGCAAGGTTAACGGGTATATACGCCCCTCTGTGAGTAGCGGTAAAGGGGTACGTAAATTATCGCACAATGATCCCAATATTGAAGATTTTGATCATTTTTGTAGTATATATGCTGCATTAGGTAATGTAACGTTACAGAAGTTTCAGGGGAAATTCGAAAAGGCCGTAGGTAAGAAAATTGCCACTATTAGGGAGCCTTATGATGCGTATTATCTTCGTAATTCTCAACAGGTAAGAAGTGACCGCCGCGCGGTGAATAATGGAACAAAGTAGAAATGGCAGATAAAATACACATGTCTTGGGGCGAGTATACTGATGCCCTCGATGAAATCGCGGCACATTTTATAGACACTCGATTCGATGCAATTGTTGGACTTACGCGGGGCGGATTAGTCCCGGGAGTACGTTTATCGCATTTATTGAATACTCCAATGTTGCCCTTTGACCCTCATTCTCTTAGGCCAGATGGGATTGAGCGGTGCCATATTAGGCTTCCGATATCTCCGGTGGTAAGTAAACGCCTTTTAATTGTTGACGATATTGCGGATACTGGTATAACGTTTACCAAATGCGTACACTTTTTTAAAGAAAGAGGGTTTAAAATAACGACTGCTTCGGTATATATTAATGAGAATAAGACGAAATTTATCCCAGATTGCACTACCCACGGTAATGGTGGGCAATGGGTAGTATTTCCCTACGAAGAGGTTGAAGATGAGGAAGAGTAGAGCAGTAGTGACACTTAGCGGCGGCGCAGATAGCGCTACCATGTTATATTTAGCTATGCAACGAGGTCCTGATGTACACGCAATCTCCATTAACTATGGACAACGCCATGTAAAAGAGTTGGATTGCGCTAAAAAGCTTTGTGACTTGAATGATATCCCACATACTATCATCCCATTCGACTTATCTATCTTCGGAGGGTCACCATTAACTGATTCTACAATGGATGTACCTGCCCAAAATGAAGGAAAGCAGGCATCTACGGTAGTTCCTTACCGAAATACATTCGTTGCTGTGATTGCTGCAGCGTATTGTAAGGCAAATGGGCTAAATACTATTTATATGGGCCCTACTCATGAGGATCTTGCGAATTATGAAGATTGCCGCCCGGTATTCTTTGAATCGCTTCAGCAACTCCTCTTACTTGCTGGAACAATTCACGATCTTGAACTTTTAACACCATTTATAACAACAACAAAGGATGAAATCATAAGAATGGGGCAAATGTTAGGTGTGCCCTATCAACATACATGGACATGCTATAAAGGAGAAGACGAACCCTGTATGACATGTGACTCATGTATTGAAAGAATGGAAGCGTTTAGACTTAACGGCATGAACGACCCAATATTGTCTGATGCGAATTGGACTAAGTATATGAAAGGTTTCAATGAGTGAACTAGTTAAATGGGACGAAGTATATTTAATTTACAAAGAGGAATTAGAAGGTATCTATGATTCGGCGAAATTAGACGATGTTTTATCTGGATTCGTTGTAAGATTTGAACATTACGCTACTCGTGAGCACTTTCATAGTGATCCTACAATTAATGCAAAGGTGAGAGGTCATTATCAGGTATGGGCAGATAAATGTAGTAATGCGCTGAAGATAGATGATGGACCCGCTAAAATGCTGGTAATCGATACGTTGATGCATATGACACATAAAGGCGGGTATTTTGGGATAAAACTTGTCAAAGATTTTGATGTATTTAAAGCGAAATTAAAAGTATTAGAAGATGAACAGAAAGGTGTAGAAAATGACTCCGGGAAAACAGATTAAATTTGGTGATGAATCTACGGCGCACATCAAGAAGGGCATAGATAAACTCGCGGATGCTGTGAAAATCACCTTAGGTCCGAAGGGTCGCAATGTTGCGTTGAGTAACCCGTTTGGTGGTGCACCCACTATTACGAAGGATGGGGTATCTGTGGCACGTGAAATTATATTCTCAGATCCGTTTGAGAATGCAGGTGCTCAACTTATTCGTGAGGTTGCGCAGAAGACTGCCGACACCGCAGGTGATGGTACTACTACGGCTACGATTTTAGCGCAAGCGATGATTACTGAAGGAATGAAGTTGATCAGTGCGGGTGCAAATCCTATGTTTGTCAAGACTGGTATTGAAGAGGCAACAAAAGCGGCAGTAAATTCAATCCGAGGGATATCAAAGAATATCACCTCTGATGATTTACAGGCAGTTGCTACGATCTCGGCGAACAATGACGCCATTTTGGGTAAACTTATTGCAGATGCTATGAAGGAAGCTGGGATGGACGGGGTTATTACAGTCGAAGAGTCGAAAACCTTTGATACTACTAAAGAAGGTGTCGAAGGTATGGAGATTCCTCGAGGATATCTTTCACCATACTTCATGAATAACCCGAATTTGACGTGTACATTGGATGATTGTTTCGTTTTGGTTACAGATCAAACAATTGGGAATGTTAAACTCATTGTTCCTCTCCTTGAAAAGGTAGCGCAGTTAGGTAAGCCTATTCTCTTCATCGCTGCGAACGTTGAAGGTAATGCACTAGTGACGTTAATTCAGAATAAGATGGGCGGTACGCTTAAGTGTTGTGCGGTCAAAGCACCGTATTTCGGAGATAACCAACGAGAAACCCTTGAGGATCTGGCAGTCGTCACTGGGGGTAAGTTTATATCGAAAGATCTTTCGATGCGCTTGGAAGAGGTTATTCCTGCAGATCTTGGAACAGTCGACCATGTAGTGGTGACGAAGGACGTATGCACTCTTATTGGAGGCACAGGCGAAGAAGCGAAGATCCAGCAACGTATTGATTATACGAAGCAACAACTTGAATCGACTGATAGTGACTTTGAAAAGGAAAAGACACAAGAGCGGTTGGCGCGATTATCTGGCGGTGTAATTGTCTTGAGTGTTGGTGCTGCTACTGATATTGAGATGAAGGAAAAGAAAGCCCGCGTAGAGGACGCGCTGCACGCTACTCGTGCGGCAGTCGAGGAGGGGATTGTTCCAGGTGGAGGTGTAACCTACTTGGGCGCGGTGCGTTCAGTAGATGGGCTCAAAAACGATTCAAAACAGAGTGAATCTATTGAGGCTGGCTATAGGATTGTTAAGACTGCATTGCTTGCTCCCTTATTCCAGATTTGTACTAATGCGGGTCTAACTCCTGAAATCATTATGGAGAAAATAGTGACAGCCGCGAAAGGATATCCTTACGGTTACGATATCGTAACCGATGAATATGGTGATCTCCTTGAGATGGGCGTAACTGATCCGACCAAGGTTGCGGTTCACGCATTACAGAATGCTGCGTCAGTGGCAGGTATGGTATTGACTTTGGATGCCGTTGTCGTGGATGAACCGACAGAAGATAACCCTCAAAATGCGGGTGGCCCTCCGATGTCGATGGCGGGTATGCCTCCGGGAATGATGTAGTATGTTGACAGAAAAAGAAAAAGAAGAAGAAGTACCGTCAGAAGCAACTGTGACGATAGCGGTTGAAAAGGAACCGATTACCGTAGTTATTAAAGAGGATGAACCTGAAAGGGTAGGAGTTTTCCTAGAACCTCATTCAGGTGCAGTACTCCCCTCGCTTGCATATCCAAATGACGTAGGGTATGATATTTGCGCTATTGAAGATGTATTAATTCGTCATGGATGTATGAGTCTTGTACGTACCGGAATTCATCTTGATTTACCTGATACGATGTTTGCTCAAGTGAATACTCGTAGTAGTTACGGTAAGCGTGGAGTAATCCTTCACCACGGCGTAATCGATTGCGGGTATACTGGAGAGATTAGTGTATGGGCGATGAATCTTGCGCGTCCTGTCGATGAGATTACAGGCGTACAATTGTCTACCTCTTTCGAGATTAGGAAGGGGGACAAGATTGGCCAGTTGCTTTTCCATAAGGCAGAACGTCCACGAATTGAACAGATTCGAGATCTTCCTGTAAAGGAAAGAGGAGACAAGGGACATGGTAGTACAGGTCGCTAGTATTAGTGATGAACTTTTACCGGAATTGGAGATGTCGTTTATTCCGTGTAAGCTCACGGACAATGTCAAGGTAGATTTATTTGGACTCAGTGAAAAGTTCTTGGTGTTTTTAGCTAATCAAGGATGTATTGAATCCGGTGATAATCAAGATACGCAATATATGCCGATGACTCGAGCGGTAGGCTTTTGTAAAGAAGTACGTGATATGTATAAGGTTTACAGAGCTCGAGGTGCTACGAGTGCCCACGTATAAGTTTCAATGTACATGTGGTAATCAGTGGACAGAGCGTCAAGCTCTGTCCTCTGGTAGTGCTGAACATACTGCAGAGTGTTCTGAATGTAACGCAGTTTGTGAGAATTTAGCACTTGGTGGAACGGGCTTTCAATTTACTGGAAGGCATATGAATAAGAGGTTACATGATTTTCCTGACCATACAAATAGGGTGAACCGTGGAGCTGACGCAGATGCAGAACAGATGGAAAAGCTTCACGATGTAAAGCAGCGGGAAGATCTTAAAAAAGATGGAGGCACGTGAAGCCATGAGAAATGTTAATTGTTCAAGTTGTGAACTACACGTGAATGTAAATAATGTTTGTCTTTGGGGGGAGGGTCCTCAACCGTGTGATATTATGATTTTAGGTCGAGAACCTAGCGCAAGTGATGATAGACATGGCCGCCCTATATCAGATGTAGAGTTTACTAAGTTGCTTAACATGTGGTTACAAGAAGCAGGACTTAATAGGGCAAACGTGTATATAAGTAATGCATGTAAATGTAGAACTCCGGAGAATCGCCCACCAACTGATCAAGAATTTGCCGCATGTAGAACGTATTTGGATCAAGAAATTGCTACAGTTAATCCGCGAGTAATTATTACTTTAGGTAAGGAAGTATACGAGACACTTACAGGGGAAAAAGACGTAAAGATATTGGCACGTGCTGGTAAATCTGTTGATTATACTAAGAATGATATTACACGGCAGATTTTAGTAAGTGCTCATCCATCGTATGTTAGTCGAAATCCAAATTATAATGAACGTGTCCGGAAACACTTTAAAGAGTTTGGGCAAATTATTCGCGGCGAAGCTCCTATACGCTCCGCAGTTCGTTATGTGACTATTCGGAATATAGATCAGTTTAGAAAATTTATGGCGAAGATGCGGGAACAAAAACTTATCGCATTTGATACGGAAACAACTGGTTTTGATTTTCAAAATGATCGTATTCTATGTTATTCATTTTCATGGAAAACAAACACTGCAGTAGTCCTTCCATTGTTGGGATATAAAGAGACTACGATTTGGTCTGTTAATGAACTTGAAGAAATTAATACTGCGCTTAAAACAATTTATGCTGATTCTAGTATTACTTGGATAGCTCAGAATATATCATTCGATCATAAGTTTTTGATGACTGCAGGTATTATGATTGCTGGACTTATCGAAGATACTATGTTGATACAATCCTTATGTGATGAGAATGCCTTAGATCTAAAAGGTTTGAAAGCAATGGCGGCCCTTTATACTGATATGGGCAATTATGATGATGGGCTTGATAAGTGTAAACAACAACTTAAGATAGATCGACGTAAAGGATTACAAGCAGCTCAAAAAGTTCGAAAGGATAGAATCAAAGAGCTCAAAAAAATGCTTCTGAAAGCTGATCCTCCTGAAACAACTGAAATTAATTGGGATATTACAGGTCTTGAAGGTGAATTAGTTGACATAGCTGATGAGAATAAAGATATTACTTATGCTGATATTCCCTCAGAGATTCTTTGGCCATATGCTGCAATGGATGCAGATGCTGTTATCCGAGTTCATCGTGTACTTACTAATAGATTACATGACGAAGCGCAAGCTTATGATTACTCTCAGCTAGGCGGTAAGATTCCTGATATGGTTCGATACTACCATGCGCTTGTGATGAAACAACGTAGAGTATTGGATACTATGGAGTATCGTGGTGCAAAGGTAAATGTAGCGTATCTTCATGAACTAGATAAAGTATATGCGGCAAAATTAGAAGAACTCGAGCAAGGTCTTCTTGCTATGCCTGAAGTAACTAAAGTTTGTGGACTTCTTCTTAAAAAGAATCAGAAGAAGGTGGAAGAACGTTGGGCGGGTCTTAAGACTACGATAGATTACTTGATTGATCCCACTAATACTAAACCTCCGAAGTATACACAGAAGGAGTATGGGATACATTATGGTAAACCTATACCCTTTAATATGAACTCTCATGATCATCTTAGATTATTATTGTTCACAGTACTTAAACTTAAACATCCTTTCCCTAAAAAGGCTGGAAAGGCGGGTAATAAATTATCTACGGATAAGGAAGTTCTTGAGGCCTTAGAAAATAGTCATCCCTGTGTAAAGCTTCTTCAGGAAAACCGTAAATTGAGTAAGTTACATAAGACTTATGTACTTGGCCAGATAAAACGGGCAGACGCAGGTGACCGAATACATACGAGCTTTAACCAGCACATCACGGTTACTGGTAGATTGTCATCCAGTCAACCTAACTTGCAGAATATTCCGCGAGCCAATAAAGATATCAAAAAAGCGTTCATTCCTACATATCCTGAATGGTTTATCATTCAGATGGACTATGCTCAAGCTGAATTTAGAATGTGGGCAGAGTTATCTAAAGATATGGACATGATTAATGATATTAAGAGTGGTTTGGATATCCATAGAGCTACGGCTGCTCAATTCTGGAGTATTCCTGAAGCGGATGTCACGAAAGAGCAGAGGTCTGCTGCAAAGTTTGTAGTGTTTGGCTTGATGTATGGACGTGGTGCTGAATCTGTTGCGAAGCAGGTAAAGATTACTAAAGAAGCCGCAGAAGCTATTATTGAACAGTTTTTTGCAAAATATCCTATTGCACGTAGGTGGTTGAACATTACTAAGCACTTTACTGAATCTACAGGTTATTCTCCAGGTTACTTTGGGCGTGTTCGTAGACTTCCTTATGCTCAGATGAAATTTGCTGACAAAGAGAAGTTTGCGATGGCAATTCGTCAATCTGTTAATGCACCTATTCAAGGTGGGGCAGCTGATCTTACTGGTGTAGCTATGATTAAGATTCATAGAGAACTACAAGCTCATCCTGAATGGAAAGCCCACCTTATTCTAACCGTACATGATTCAATCATTCTTGAAGCTGATCCTAGTTGTATGAAGCCGGTTATAAAAATGTGCCATCAAAAGATGACTGAAGTCGTTGATGGTATGTTAGTACCTATGGCAGCTGAGATTGAAGTTGGTCCGAATTGGGGTAAATTAGTCGAGATTCCTATAAAGAATGTTGATTCACTTTTTGAAATTCTTGAGGAGTTTTTAGCCGATGACAAAAAAGACTGATCCCGTAGTAATTATGATGTGTACTAGTCATAAGAAATATAAGGCGATATATCCACCTAAGACGGGTTGCATTGTTTGTTGGAAGATTTATGCGACTCGTATGAGTCAGATGAATGTAGAGCTTAAGGCTAAAGTGAAGGAGTTAGAAAATGAGTAATGATAAGTTTCCGTTTGGAGATGACGACGATATTCCTACCAATGACGATATTGGAAGAGAGGCTAAAGAATTACGCGATCATATGCGAAAAGTGCATAAAAAAATTACCGGGGAAAATACCGAGCCGGCTACTAATGAAGATGTCCTCCAATTTTTAAGGGTGGTTAATTATAATTTCCTATCTCTTACACGACTACTTCAATCAATCTTGTTGAAGACTGCCGAGATGGATACAACTTTAGTGAATCTTACTGTGGATACTACGAAGATAAGTACACAGATGACGCATTTCTTTGAAATGAGTAGTTTAATCGACGAAGTTACAGAAGATGAGGATTTAGATGTCTCTGGTAGTGCGACGAACAGCGGACTCATATTTTGACGATGGCGTAGCTCGTGACGCGGTGGCGCGTTATTGCGTGCAATGTGGTTTAGAATATAAGTTTGGTGATAGGTATGACCCAATTGATATGTTTGCCTATCGTCCGACCGATGGCCAGCATATTGGATTAGAATTAACATGCAATGCGTGCTGGACTGTACAATCTGAATATCCTGAACCGTATATTCATATTCCCAAACGTAAATGGGACACATTCTATAAACAAGTACATGATGTGCCTACTGCAAATATTAATAGGGCCGACATCGCATATCTTGTAGTTTTGAATGTACCTTGTACGCGTGCTGCGACGTTAAAATTTTCGGTTCTTCTTGAGCCTATCGAACCATTTAAAGAAGAGATCCTAGATATTAATGGTAAGAAGGATCTATTTGTATGGGTACCTACGTCGTATATCAATAGATATATCGTTATTCCGCCCGCACCTAAGGTAATTAAGGTATAATTAATATGCCAGTAGTTAAATTTGACGATATCGAGGTAGGTAAAATTTACGTTACGCGTGGCGGTCTCGCAACAATCGTTCAAGATGATACGTCTACTGGTTGGGGGTACGAACGAGTTAGAGTAGTGCATAAGAATGGTGTAAAAGTAGTTGTAGAGACGCCATGGGGAACATTATGTGCCCTTGCGAGTGATTATCCTTTATCGGCGACGCAAGAAGTTGAAGTACGTAAAGAATTTAAACTTCTCACTACACATATATCTAAAGAAGCGATATTATTTGATGCCGCGTTAGATCAAGGTATTTGTGTAGAATGTGCGACACCGGAAGAAGTAGTAATTCCTGAAAGTGTAGAAGAAGGTTTGATTACATTTTGCAGTACTCCTCAAACAATTGCTGCGCTGGCACGAAAATTGGGGAAAAAGTATCAACAAGTAAGGTATGCAATAGATAGAATCGCGATGATGAATAAATATAATGTGATCGTTAGCGACGGAGATGGTGGCAAAACTGTACAGATTACTGAGGTAAAATAATGGCAAAAGAACACAAGATTCCAGTTATTATAAAAGGTCGTCAAGCATTTAAGGACGCTTTTCAGGAGAAGTATAAGAAAGAAGGCGTCGCCGTTAAAGTAGCATCCGAAGTATCTGCAGTACAAGCTATTCCTACAGGAATTTTCTCTTTCGACGCAGCTACAGGATGTGGAGGTTTCCCGAGGGGTAGGGTAGTTGAGCTATATGGCCCCGAATCAAGTGGTAAATCTTTATTATCCTTATGTGCAGTTGCGTATGCTCAAAAGATGTTTGGCGCGACTGCGTTATACTTCGATGTTGAAGGAGGGACACCCACAGAGTGGTTGAAGACTCTTGGAGTAGACCTCGATACCTTTGATATTGTAAGTGCGGGATTAACTGCAGAGCAAAATTATGATGTAATCGTTGAGGCAATTAGGTCTGGCGCGTATACTTATATCATCGTTGATTCTCTTGCGGCAATGGTTCCACGGGCACAGCTTGAAGGAACGATCGATAAATCGTATATGGCTGAAGCAGCTCGGGCATCTAGTAAAGGAATTCAAAAGATTGTAGCTACTTTGGGTTCATTGCCTGAAGATGGTCCGTGTTGCATTTTTATTAATCAGATTAGGGAGAAGCCTGGAGTATTGTTCGGTTCGCCAGAAAGTACTCCTGGTGGGCGGGCATTAAAATTTTATGCGGCCTTAAGATTTAGGGCGAACAAGAAACCGCAATCTCAGGTAACTGAGCATGGTGACGTCGTAGGACATTCCGTTCAGGTAAAGAATAAGAAGAACAAATTAGGACCACCATTACGTGAAGGCGAATTCTTCATTAACTATACTCAAGGGTTGGACACCGTAAAGTCTATCATGACCATTCTTAAAGCGCAAAAGGCGTATATTAAGAAGGGTCAGAAGTATGTACTTACCTTGGACGAGAAAGAGTTAGAATTTGATACAGTTGCCGCGATTAAGGAAGCTTTAGCGGATGAAGAGTTTCAGACAGAAGTATACAAGTCTCTACTTGAAAAGTATGTAGGTACTGCCGCAGGCGAGTCTACTGCAGATGGAAGTGATCCAGAACCTGAAGATTTTCCGACGTTTGCTGGCGAGGATAAAGATGCGGTTCTTGACGTAACAGAATAATTGCACAGATTTGATATTATATGTGTATAATAAGTAACTAAGGAAAGAACTTATGAGTAGAAAAGTTTTGATTACTAAAATGACTAAAGGTGGATTCGGCAAGACTGTAGGATCTGCGTTTGGATTCGGTAGTTGGACGTTTAGTCCAACGGCTATTGAGGTTGAGGTAGACCCTCCGATCGATATCACAACTCCTGAAGGTCGAGAAGTAGCTCAAAAGTTAAGTGCGGGTCTCAGTAAGATGACTTTGACTGCTTTGAATGACGACGTTGCTTTGGCATGCAAGCAAAGTACAGAATTAATTAAGTCACTCACACAACGTGAATTAGTTATGAATACGGAGGAAGATTAATGGCCACAGTGACTACAACTGTTGATTTAACGCCAGTTGAGCTTTCTGAGATAGCTGGAGCTGAAGGTATCCTAGAAGCGTATACGAACTATTCTCTTTTAGAGTATGATAAATTGATCACTGAGTTGAATGCACAACATGTGCCGTTAACTCCCGATCCAGGTACGGTGCCACTTGCTATGTTGAATGTTCAAATTGCTAAAGTGGATGCACAAAAAACCCGGGCGGCCTCGGTCTACAGTAATGCAATCGTTAATGAAGATGGTCTTAATGTACTATATAAAAAGATCGTTGCGTTGTATAAGGCGGAGTTTGATAGAAGGTTACCTGTATCACCTGTCAAGGACTTTTCTAACAAGGAACTCCGTGAAGGTGCATGTAACTCACTATTAGCCAACCTGAAGATGGCTGTAGCGGCTATTGAGGGATCGCTTTCACAAGCGAAGACGTTTACTAAAGTTGTGCGTAATGAGTTCGAGAAACTTGATAGTACGAATAAAAATATTTCGAGACAAATAACTGTGTTCCAGACACAACTTGAGATTGGTGAGATTCAGCGCGCGGATAGACCTACAAGAACGGGACCATCCGTAACTGTTGGATCAAATGGTAACGAAGATAGTTATACATTTAAAGATCCCGGGTTCTAGCAATAACAATATGAAGGAGAAAACGCAAAACGAAAACGAAAAATGCAAACGAGACACGCAAACACAAACGTAAACGTTAAAGAAGGAATTGAAAGATGAAAGTAAAGTACCAAGACAACAAACCAGTCCCCGAAGGTTTTTACCTTGGCCAATTAGATGGTCTTGAACCGACCGTTCACGCGCAATACGGTGATAACATTAAGTGGTCTTTCACGATTATCGAATCACGTGAGCATCCGGAAGTAGTGGGTTCCACTATTACTGGGATGACTAGTACGAAAGTATCCCCGAAGAGCAAGATGTTCGCTTGGCTGCAAGCCTTTGGAGTCATCATGGGCGAGAGCGAAGAATTCGAAATGGATACTTTGCTAGGTCAGCGCGTGAAGCTCAAAGTTGAGAATACTACTAAGAAGTCTGTTGTGGATGGGCGGGATCATGAAATTACCTATTCCAATGTTAAGGCATTGGCTGCGTATAATGCTTCCCTACAACAGCCTGCTGCCGCTCCTCCAACAGCTGCTCCGGTTCCTGCCGCGGCCACGGCGATTGTTCAGACTCCGCCAGCAGCAGCACCCCCTGCCGTTACTGCCGCGGCCACTACTGTACCACCTCAAGATCTGGACGCTGGAGAGGAGTTCGACTTTTAACACCCCTTAACGGTAGTGGGCTCATTGAAGGGAGGGAGTTTAAAAGCTCCCTTCCCATTAATTATGAAATTTCATAAATTACATTTAGAAAATTTTCAGGCGCATAAAGATACTACGGTCACATTCACGGATGGTCTTAACACCATTATTGGTGAATCTGATGTAGGGAAGTCTTCTATACTACGTGCTCTCCGTAAACTAGTACGAGATATTCCAGCAGGTAAAGACTTTATCAATAAAGACGCTTCAGTAATGAAGATATCTTTAACGATTATCGATGATGAAGGACAACAATCTGTTATTGTACGTCAAGTTACACCGTCAAAGAATCTGTACTATTTAGATGATCAAGAGTTTGGCGGATTTGGACGAGAAATTCCTGAAGAAGTTCAACAGGCATTGGAAATGTTTATAGTTGAACTCGAAAACAGCGAAAAGATTGATCTTCATTTTTTTGATCAACATGATACACCTTTTATGGTGGCAAAAGGTTCAGCTGGAACTCGGTCAAAGTTACTTGGAAGAATTTCAGGGTTACACGTGTTAGATCGCGGTATTATTGCAGTGAATAAAGACATACGCGCAGGAAGACACGAGTTAACTGCTAAAGACGCCCAAAGAGACGACTTACAAGGAAAAGTTGATTGTGCCGAAGATACATCTAATGATCATAAGTTATGTGATGAGTGTGCCGCTGAATTGAAAGTAGTCGAAAAGGATCTAATTGCGCTAGAAGCATTGAAGGTTGTATATGCGCAACTTACGTCAACCGTTAAGAAAGGTCAAGACTTACGTAAGATACTAGATAGTCTCCCGGAAATTGAGGCAGACTTCCCAGAAATACGTGCAAGTATTCAACGAGCAGAAAAATTGAAGGCACTTTCTGAAGGATTAACTAAGGTAGATCAGAAAATTGTTAGTATACCGATAATTGATATAGATACAGATATTGATTATAGTCCGTTACGTGAAAATATTCAAAGATTAGATAAGCTAAAGGCGTTGCAAGGTGCGCTGGATAGTACTACTACTCAAATAAGTACGTTAGAAATGGTCGATGTTGATCCTGATATTGCAAATGCTCAAAAATTGTGGACAGATACGTTAGTCGCAATGCAGATTTGTCCGTTATGTAAACAATCTACACATCACATGGGAGAATAGTGTGAGTGATTCCACAGATAATCCTTATACACCCGAAATTATTGTTCGCCTCGTAGCCAAGATGACTGAATTAGACGTAGAAGTTACAAAATTTGCTTCAACTCGAATAGGAATACTCTCAGATTTGTCTGATATAGAATCACGTGTAAGTACTCTTGAAGAACAGTCCATTATTATTCGTAATAAACTTGAACAGCACAAATTTCCTGCGCTTGTAGAGGAATTCGTTGCACATGAAAAATCGATAAAGCGTCTTTCTCCGAAGGCTGTAGCCACCCGTAAGAAATTATGAAACTGTTAATCTTTACTGATGCCCATATTCGAGCATCTACGCCACGTAGTAGAATAGATGATTATCCTGTAGCAATGTGGGAGAAGTTTTTACAGATTTCTAAGATCATCGAAGATCGTGGGATTGATACAGTTTTAATGGGCGGTGATTTATTTGATTCACCAGACCCTTCAACTAGTGTAGTTAATAGTTACCTGAACATGTTTACGTATTGGCAGATACCTATTTATAGTATTGTAGGTTCACATGATAAATTTGGTTATAATGATGATACTCTATATCGTACGGCATTAGGAACGTTAATTGCATCGAGTACTGTGACATTGTTAGGTGCAACCACTGTAATTGGACGTAATACGCAGATTGCTGGAATATCGCATTCATATGATCTTGATGAAAATTCTGAAGTGGATTATTATCGAGGTAAAATAGATCCTACTGCATATCTCGTTGAAGTTGTCCATGGGATGACTGTAGATGGTCCGTGGGGTTTTGGTAAACATACAAATGTGAATGATATCAGAACAGAAGCAGACCTTCTTATTTGTGGTCATTATCATCCTGGATTTAAACCGGTACAAGTAGGAAATACTACTATTGTCAATGTAGGAGCATTAGGTCGCACTGAAAATGTGCAACGTGTGTATCCTCCAGGTATAATCATAGTAGATACTAGTCTTCAAGGTAAAGAAACGTGGGAATTTATTCCTCTTAATGTACCTGACGATGTTTTTGGAACAAGAGAAGTTAAGGCTGAAGAAGTATTTGGTGATCTTGATGTATTTATTCAATTGTTGAAGGATAAGTCAGGAGATATTGAATATGGGAATATCAAAGAATTAGTCACTATGATGGGCCAGAAAGGTAAGTATCCAGAGAACGTTATTATGAAGGCTTTGGAGTATGTCGAGTAAACTTCAACGGGCTATCGATTACTATCATGAGCAACTAAAAATTGCGCCTGAAGTAAAAGCATATGTGAAATCTCGTGGGATATCTAAAGAGTCTGTTCTTACGTACCAGTTAGGGTATGCTCCTTCTCATCCTACGATAGGTTATAGGTTTCATGATCGGTTAATATTCCCCATTCACTTCCCTTTTGGTGATCCTGCGGGATGGACCGGGCGTACGTTAATTAATGCTCCCGCGAAGTATGTCAATGTAAAGGAATCTGCTGAATTCCAAAAAGGTAGATTGTTATATTTGTATCATTTCGCAAAAATGGCAATCATTAAAACTGGCGTTGCTGTTCTTGTTGAAGGACAAATGGATGCGTTAATTCTCCAGCAGTACGGGATACTTAATGCGGTAGCATCTTCAGGCGTCGCATTTAAACCTGCAGTGGCTAGAATTTTGTCGAGGTATGCGCAAAAAGTGTATGTTGTATTCGATGCCGATGATGCGGGGCAGAAGGCGCAATTGAAAGTACGAAAATATCTTGAAGAGATATATCCAGATGATATACAAGTACAAGTCGTTGCCGTGAATCTTCCTACAGGGGAAGATCCGGCGAGTTATATGCTTAAAGTTGGAAAAGATGCGTTTATAGCATTATTAAGGAGTAGTAATCGTGGCCAATGAAGCAGAGTTAAATCAATTAGAGGCGAGGGTAACTTCGCTTAAGGAAGAAAAAATCCGTACTGAGACGAAGTTGACTTCTTTACGTCAACAGAAGGATACAATCATCGCGGAAATAACTGCGCTCGGTATTACGCCTACTACTGCCGCGCTTGAAGAGGCGATTACTCAGGCAGCGGAGACGATTGAGGCTAAAATGGCTGCAATCAAAGATAAACTTCCTCCTGCACAATAATATGTACGATACATTAGAACAACTTCAAATTCATCGTGAAGAGGCGAAGCGAAGATTGGCCTCGATAGACGCACGTAAAACAGAAAACCTTGAATATTTGGCTGAGGTTACTCAAGAGTGTGAACAGTTAACTCAATCAAATACTGAGTTAATGGCTTCCCTCGGATTACTTGAGCAGTGTAATATTGCTGCAAGGGATTTTGTTAAAGTAGAGATCGAACAATTAGTGACGCAAGGGTTGCGCAGTATTTTCGGTGATCCTTCTGTCAAATTTAGTATTGACTTTACTTCTCGTCGAAATCAAATAGAAGCTGACTTTTCACTGTCCCGTGAAGGAGAAGAAAATCCAATTCAAGGCGACATTTTATCTACGTATGGCGGGGGTGTCGTGGACGTGATTAGTATTTCTTTGCGTATAATCGTTATGCAGTTGATGAAGATCAAAGGTCCTTTGATTTTAGATGAACCGGGTAAGAATATATCTGCGCAATATGTTGGAGCATTTGGTAAATTCTTGACTGAAGTCTCTAATACGTTCGAACGGCAGATAATTATCGTTACTCATAATAGTAAGTTAGTAGAATTTTCAAATAACACTATAGAAGTGTATCAGATACGTGGTATATCCCATGTTAGGTAAGAATTATGGACTGGGTATACATATTAATCGGAATGATTCTGTGGGATATTGTACGTGCGGACGCAACTGTTTATTGGACTGCACACAAGATTAAAAAGGATAGGGAAAACGGACATGAAAAAGATACCTAATCTCATGATTTCAGGAAAGATGCGATCAGGAAAAACTTATACTACTCGAGCAATAATTGCGAAGATGGAAGAGCGCGGGTATAAGGTAAAGCAGATTAGCCTTGCATACTGGTTGAAATTCCTTCTTGCACGAGGATATGATCGGCATGATCGGCCTGCGATGCAATATATGGGCACGGAGATTATGCGGAAGTTTGCCGGAACATATTTCGGTACTGAAGAATTTTGGATTAATCTCATGTTAGCTGATGTAAAAGATTGGCAGGAAAGTGGGGAGTTTGATTTTTTCATTTGTGATGATTGCAGATTTCCTAATGAAGTCGAACGATTAAGGGTGGCGGAATTTCAAGTCGTTCGACTGGTAACTACGAGAGAGTTGCAATTATCACGGGATGCGGAGGGGGCTAAGGGTACAGTTAATCTAGATCATCCGTCTGAGCTTGCTCTTGATGAATGTGAAGGTGTAGGATTCTTTGATCTTGAAACCGATCCAAAAGATTCTATTGATGATATGGTAAACAAAATCTTTACTGAAATACTGAAATTGGAGTAGAAGAAGGTGAGTAATAAGAAGCGGGTATCTATCCTGCGTAAAATAGATAAAAAGGTACTCAAATCACAAAATGTGGATGAAGCCCGTATCCAAGTAATACGATGTATATCCACGGCAAGTATTAATGTGGAAGACAGACAAATCATGTTGGATGAAGTCATAGAGTATGATACGCTTGAAGATATCCAACAATACGTAAAGGATGCTATTAGAGCATACGAAAGGTAAGTCATGCAGCAAAAGTTTAGAGTATATTGCTCTCATCCAATTAGTGGACTTTCATGGGATGAGGTTGCTATGTATTACAACGGTATTAAGGCTACTCTAGAGAATATAGGTTTTGAAGTACTTCAACCTATGACAGGTAAGAGTGAATTGCACAAGTCTGTTGCAGGTGCTGAGAAATTTGAGAAACGCGGTAACTATGACGGTGTGGCTTCGCCACATTCAATCTTTGCACGAGATAAGTGGATGGTCCAACATAGCGATATTACTTACGTGGATCTTACTGGTGCAAAAGCTGTTTCAATCGGATGTATGATGGAGTTAGCATGGGCAGCACTACTTGGAAAATATGTAGTTGTTGTAATGGAAGATAAAAATCTTCATGATCATGCCTTTGTACGGGAAGCGGCTAGTGTGATCTTTACTGAAGAATACTCAGCACTTAAGTATATGCAGAAGTTATTCGATCAGGAAATCTAATGAGTAATTTGTACGACCAACTCAGAGGGGCGGTGCTAAAAGTACTTATGGACGATAGTTGGGTCGATTACGTTGAGGATCCCGTTGCCCACCAGGAACTCCCGGAGTTAAACAGTACTGGCCTCACTGATGCCTTGTGTAAAGCCCTCAATCCAGTGGTGAACTCAGCGTTAGATAAGTTTGACGAACAAGGCGTTAAAATAATGGATCTCAATATTGAATGTGCTAAGCATCAACGACGTGCCGAGAAAGCCGAGAGCTATTTATCTTTTATCGAACAAGAACGGGGCTGCTTTGAGCTTGTATATGACGAGGGGTCTAAAATGTTCAATTGTGATGGATATGAGCACGTCGAATCCCGCGAACATAGAGATGTACCGTATACAATATTCACAATAGGCTCTCAGCACATAAGAGCAGCCACCCTGATAGAAGCGTTGGATAAAGCTATTGATGTGGCACGTAAGGCGGATAAAGGATGAACCGGGGTTATGGTTTTGAAATTGGGGAGGTGGAATTTTGGCGCGCAGAGTTTCCCGATGTCGACGAAGAGTTTATATTCCGTGTAGAGGGATCCGGTCGATCAAAGAACGCCACAAAAACTGGCTCTCAATCTATGTTAGAAGGCGACGTATCGTTAGAGCTCGAAAAAGCCGGTATATTGCCGAAAGACGTGCTCGTCGAATGCAAGCATTACAAGACTGCCAGCAGAAAAGCGGCTGACACGGGTCGACCAATGAAAAGTTTCTCGGTCAAGAAAGAGTGGGTAGATCAGGCTCTTCACGAAGCTGAGAGAAACGGGCGACTCTCTATTGTAGCGATCAAATTTAAGGGAGTTCGTCCAAATGAAGTCGGATTGAAGAAGTATTGCTGGGCTGATGGCCATTTCGGTAATTCAATTCATTATATTATTCCAAGACATCATTTTTTGGAACTTATGCATTTTATACAATCATTGAAAAACCGAACTACTATAGATTTGAGCCAGATAGGAACAGATGAACTTCTTAAAGAATTGCGAAAAAGACTTAAGTAATGTCTATAGGTAATATAGTTTCGGAGATGACATATATCTATGTTTTGATCGACCCACGTACCGGTGAAGTACGTTATGTAGGAAAAGCAAATAATCCTCAAACTCGATTCAACGTACATACATCACCAAAAAATTACTCAAAAGGTAAAACGTATACACAGTGTTGGATACGTAAGCTTGCTAAAACAGGACTTAAACCTCTCTTGCATATTTTAGAGATGGTAAATGTTTTTATGTGGCAAGAAAAAGAAAAGGAGTGGATTACTTATTATAAAAGCTTGGGTAATAAACTAACAAATATTGCTCCCGGAGGCGTAGGTCCGATGAAAGGAATTCCTTGGTCTGCTGAACATCGTCGAAAGATGAAAGATAGATTTAAAGGAAGAAAATTAGATGATGCATGGAAAAAGCGTATAAGTGATGCACATAAAGGCAAGAAAAGTGGTCCTTTATCTAATGAACATAAAGTTGCCATCAGCCAAGGAAATTTAGGCAGAGTAGTTACTATAGAAACGCGTCAAAAAATATCAACAGCAAATAAAGGAAGACGCCCCGCGAAAGTGACGTTTGATGCCGCAAAACGTGCAAATATTGGAAATACTTACCGTACAGGTAAGGCGCATACTAAAGAATCTAAAAAGAAAATGAGTGAATCTCATAAGAAACATCCCACTACTTATTGGATGGGTAAGAAACATTCTGATGAAACTAAGCGAAAAATTAGTGAAAGTTTGAAAGCAACGAAGAAAAGAAGGGTATAAAAGATAAGAACATTGTTGATTTAAGTCAAATAAACACTGACGAATTGTTGGAAGAAATAAAACGTCGCACGTTAGCGAAAGGTTAAGATTATGTCAGATGCAGTACTATATAGTCTATTGGCTGGGCTTTTAGGGCTCGCTTTGGGCGTATTAGGCACATTATTGTATAACCGTAATGCGAAAAATTCTCCGCCGAATAAGTTAAAAGAGACGGAAGAAGTTCTTGTAAATATCCGAGAAGCTATTGTAGCACAATTACTTAACAATGAACCACAGCTCTTTGATGCTATTGCAAAACAGCGCATAGTCCTCCATAAGCAAGATCGTAAACCTGTTGCAATATTTATGGCCGTAAATACGTTTAAAGGATTGTTAAGTAACACGTTAAATACTGAAGATACTGCACAAATTGACTCGGCGGCTGATGCACTTTTACGGTTAAATATGCCTGTAGGTCATCTCGGTATTCTCCCTATGTATGTGTCTGCAGAATTAACTGACGCCCCTATCTTTGTGGCCGGTGGTATTATTTGGACAATATAAACTATGGCCATAACAGACCGTTTTGACGGATGGCTCGTAATAAATCATGAGCGATTGCGAGAAGCTTTCGAGCAATTACCTCCTCATAAGCGCAAATTTAAGACCATCCGTGCTGAGATGAATATCAATCCGCAACAGATGAATGACTTCCTTGAGGGGAAACGTGCACCCAGCTTATTGAATTTCAAAAAGCTGTGCTTATACCTTCAAATTTCTGCTGACGAACTCCTTGGTCTAGACTCTTCAAAATAATCGTGTAAATCCTTACAATATTGTAAATAGGGGGACAACCCCCTTTTGCATTTTCGTCAATATCTAACTATACTAATAGCAATGAATGAACGAAAGGAAATATACTATGCTTACTAAAAAAGTTGCCGCTATAATAACTGCTGCAACGCGGTTATGTAGTAAATGTGGTGCGACTGTAATTCTTGCAGTAACAGATGGTGAAACTATCTGTAAATGTGGTGAAGTTATTGTTCATGATGTAAAAAATGATGCTGATACTATAAATGGAGGGACTACTCATGAGACAGCCGAATTCGCGGCAGGAGATAGTTCAACAGAATCAGACGATTCTAAGTAAGGTCAATCAAGCAAAGGTTGATAAACGAAGAGTAGCGTTACGTGGCGCAGGACATGTTTTATTCGCAGAAGCGAAGGACCAAGGTTTTAAGAAAATTGGTTTTGATGTCTTTCAGCGTAATGAAGATAAAGATGCAGGCAATATTTGGTCTGTTGAGAATATTGGTGGTGAAGATTGGTTAGTTTGTTATACTGATCAACAGGATAATATCCTGCGGGGACTAAAAGCTGCTGCAATGGGTCTGACTAAAACTGCATCGATTGAAAAAGAAGCAATCGTCATGAATGCTGGTGATTTAGTTGAAGTCACGCCACGACATAGAGAGTCCGTTCATAATAAGTATAAAGGTAAGCGTGGTGAAGTAACCGCTGCTGATCCTGTAAAGTCACAATTGACTTTCGATGATGGTACTTCATTCTGGATTGAGAATACTGATCTTACTACAGTCAAAGATGCTAAAGAGCTTTCCGTCGGTGATAACGTAAGAATGTTCTCCCGTAAAAATACTGGGGGTAAAGTTACCCGATTTAGTCATAACAATGCCTACGTACATTTTGAAGGCGCAGGTGGGCAACAATTAACTGCGCGTATTACGGATATCTGTAAAGTTACCAAGATGGGTATAACTATTCAAAACATCACTACTGATCCCAATGATCCGGGTGATGCCAAGATGTTCAAGGACTATATGAAGGGCGCATATCCTGTACCTCCGATGGATATGCCTGATCCTTCAGGTATGGGCGAAGCTACTCCGTCGTCTGCTGGAATGGGAATGGATTCTCCTTCAGGTATGCGTGGAATGCCTGATGCTTTCCCACCATCAATTAAGGCTAATCCATCATCTGCTGAAATGTCTGCAGGTACTTCAATGCCGGCAAGTCAATTTGCGAATGCTGAATTTATTGGTTTTGTAAAACGTGGTCGTCAGTTGAATATTGGTGATCAAGTACAGAAAAAGAGTACTGGCGAACAAGGTACAATCATTGACGTTAGTTTCGATCGGAAATTGGGCAAGTTTTACATGATTGATTTCGGTGCTCAAGATCCTGCGCTTTTATATGATACAGATATTATGAAAATGAAACCTGGTCAAGGATTTGAAGCACCTGTTTCAGCGTTACCTATGGATGCATCTCCAGTGAGACAGTCATCTGATAGTGGTCCGCAAAAAACTGCTGTGCTTGGTCCGGAATTTGATAGCGTTAAAGCTTCGGCTCTTGATTTTGTAGAAGGGATGGTTTCACAAGCGTTGCGTAATCATGAAACAGAGTCACCAGGAGTTGCGGTTGCTGCAGAACTTGAAAATACTATAGTGAAGCAGGCAATTACTCTGTTCATGGGTAAATATTTACCCGTAGAAATGCGTCAAGCATTATCATCTGAGGATAAGAATGAATTGAGTGAGTGGTTGTATACTACTGCCGCTGATGAAGCTGCGGAAGCTCCAACTACCGAGGATTTCGCGATAGTTGAACCTAAGCCTGAAGCGGATCCGTGGGATCTCCAAGGTAATCATGCACTTACCCAAGCAGATGTACATTCTATGGCAGTAGAGAAACTTTCTTATGCCCTAAATGAGCATATCCCGATCGTATCAATGAAACCTACGGAATTCGGAATTTTGAGAGATAAACAGAAGTTTATCCATGACGCGGTAAACACAATGGCCCGTAAATGTGGTATGCCGATTGTGGCTGCACATCTTATTGCCGACCATACTACATCATTCCCGAAGATCAATTGGAACATTCTCCGTAGAGGATTAGCCAAGTTGGGATATAAGCACGTTGAGCAACTATTAGAGACTGCAGGTGATGTTTTTGCCTTCACAGTATTTGAAACTGCGACGGGTCAAAAATTCGCTTTAGATTTACCAGGTATGGAAACTCTCCGCGGTGGTGGAGGTGGATATCCAGGTGGAATGGATGTAGATCCGATGGGCTGGGAAGTTAAGAATCCTGGTGCAGGCGATGCAGATCCGAATATGTTGCAAAATGCATTGCAAGAGAATTTAGCTGATCAGTCCATACCATTTGAAGAAGCTGCTCCAAAGATCAATATTGAACTTGATCCGGAGAATAAAAAGATCACTATCGACTATGATCAAGAAGAGGCTCCGCCGATTGAACTTGCAGGTGCAGAACCTGGTTTAGATGGTGGTCCTAATCCAGGTCAATCCCCCCCAGGACCGGGTCCTCAACCGGGTCAAGTGGGCGGTAGTCCACAGGCGCCAGATGGTGGTGCTGCTGATCTTAGTGGAATGGATGTACCGACAAATTTCTGAACCCGTTGATATGCAACAAGTTACACAAACACTCAGTAATATCTGTATATATGGGTTACTTTGTCCTATAACTATGCAAGTACGTTATGTCGGAAAATCTAAAAATCCGCGTGCACGATATCTTCAACATACACGTCCCTCGGATTATAATATGAAGGGACCATACAGGCGGTATTGGATTAAATCTTTAATGTCTCAAGGAATTCGATCAGGTTTAATAATTTTAGAGAAAACTGATGAAAGTTCGTGGGAAGCTAGGGAAATACATTGGATAAATTTTCTACGGACGCAGGGACATAAACTTACCAATATTGCTGCAGGTGGTAATGGTGACGCGGGACATACTGGGCGTAAACATTCTAAAGAAGCTAAACAGAAGATGAGTAAAGCGCATAAAGGTCAAGTTGCGTGGAATATAGGTAAGAAAATGTCGGCTAAAACTAAGCAGAAATTAAGTAAAGCATTGAAAGGTAAACCGGGATCTAATCGTGGGAGAGTTTTTTCAGCTGACGCACGAAAACGGATGAGTATCGCCCACAAGGACCAGATATCCTGGGCTAAGGGTAGAAAAATGCCCGAAGAGACTAAGCGGAAAATCGCAGAAGGTCTTCGAAAATATAATCAAGTTAAAAGAACAAATATTAAGGATAAATGAGGGTATAATGACTAACTCAAATCATCCAAAATGGTTGGATGTCACAAAGCTTAAAAGTGAGGCGGGCAAAGAGGCAGAGCAGCAAGGGTTGCTCCACGTCAATTTACCCGTGAATTCTCACTCAGTAGTTGCGACATATGACTGTCCTCAATGTCACCTGCAGTTTACTTCGAGCGATGTTGAAGTTCAGGTAAAGAAAGCTGCAAGATCTGGCAATAGTTATATTGAATGTCCGAAATGTGCAGGAATTCTTCGAACAGGTCGAACTGCAGTTGTTAAAGATCTCACACATATCGTTAACCGCTCTGAAAGGTTTGTCGATATTAACCGGGCACCTAATAGAGGTATCGATACTTGGGTTGACAAAGCTATCTATGGTAGAATTGTTCAACAAACCGGTGAGTATATTCAGCAATTCGGTATTGATAATCCGCAGTTGAAGTTTCAACGGGGTATTCGTGCGCAAAAATTTCCCGGCCAGCCGAGAAGTGCTAAAGGTGCGGAATTTACTGTTGAATTCATGGATTATAACAATACCCGAAATCGGATAATCATCCAAGCCGGCGTAGATATTGACGGTAAACTTATTTATCCGCGTACATTCCGAACTCTTTCAGGAACAGAGTATCCTTTAACGGTTCATGCTATTGAGGATCTTACTTCCGGTAAGTTGTATGATGCTGCAATGCCTGATCATAAGATTCCTTCATTGACTTATCGCTATCCAGATCCTACGCGATTCCGCGAAATTTCTGCAGCTAATAAGAAGATGAATAAGACCGCAGTTGATGATACTCAACTAAATGCTGCGATTGAAGGAATGGGCGTAACTGATCCGGCTGCTATTGAACAAGTGAAGCAGGTAGTTAAGCAACAACCTAATGCGGCTACTACTGATACTGGAACTGGCACTAACCCTCCATTAGTCACACCGACTAATGCAGGAAGTTTCACAGCCGATCTCGGTGTTACTAGCGGCAATTTGAATATGAAATCTGCCGCTATGATGGAGATGTTTGGTGACGATACTCTTTTTCAAGCCATTGAGGCGGGATTAGCGTTTCCTGAAGCGTACGAAGAAGTACGTCAAGCGACTCGTGGACAACGATTACTTACGCAAGCCGAATATGACCAAGCGGGCTCACTTCTTGTAGGGGATGTTCCTCAAGCAACGATGTTTGCAGATAAAGCCGCTGAATTAATTAAGCAAGCTGAAGCTGATATGATTCCGCGTTTACATAAAACTGCTGAAATGGTTCGTGCTGAGTTTAACTTCGATAATATGACAGCTGATCAAGCTACTCAGTGGATTAGTTCGTATGTAGCCGAGTATAACACTGCTCTTGATAGTGGTTGTGATATAAGTACTGCATCGAATAAGGCACAGGCAATTGCAGTTGTTGCGCTTACTGAAAGTCAGGTTAAGCACGCTCTCAGAGACAAAGATACTTACGTACCGATCGTTGATCCGGATTCGGGCGAGAGTATTGCGACGACTGATGAGTTTGAAGCTGAATTCGACATGAAGTATAACGAGACTGATGGTGGTATTCTACCGATGGAAGAGCGTGAGTATTCAACCATGTTTAAGGGTAAGAATGCGGAAGTTGATGCGATGCAAAAAGAGGCTGAATCAACCGGGATTGATTTAGATAGTAAAGAAGTAGGTCAGAATCCTATTAATTACAGTCGTCTAAAAGGCATGGTACAGGATTATTTGAGAGCAGGCAATATTCCGCCTACGAAAGTTGATATGCAAAAACTGAAAGATGGCATATACTCTCTTGAGGAATTACAGTCTTTAATCGATACATTTAAAGTTGATCGTGATACTTTCTTCCCTACCGCTCATGCTGCTGTTGATCCTCAGATTATTCGGAAGCAGGCTGAAGAGAAACTTAGTGATCTTTTCAAACAAATGCCATTAGAGAAGGAAATCATTACTTCCCCATCAAGGGGCGCCGAGGGAAAAGCTGAGGGGGCGGGTACACCTTCCCCTGTTAAAGAGGAAGCTACCGAAACCGAAGATAAGTTGCCTGGGGGATTAGCTGATGGTGATCCATTATCAGATTTTGATCCCGAAGAACTTTCTATGGGCGTTGAAATTGAAAAGGAGCACACTGTTGATAAGGAATTAGCCGAAGAGATTGCTAAAGATCATCTGAAAGAAATTCCTGATTACTATACACGCTTGCGTAAGATGGAAGAAGAGGCAAAGGCTGAGATGAATCAAGATGAAGTGACTGATACTGATTCATTGTTTGCATCTTTGCAATCTAATGCACGCCAAGATCGTAAAGCCATGGGAATGAATCCTGAAGGTATGGATAGTGTGTGCGCGTGGTGTCAAAGTGTGTATGACGATGTTACTGGTAAGCCTATTAGGCAGTTAACTCCTGAAGAATACGCAACTGTTCAGTCACATGGTATGTGTAGTGCTTGTAATGCTATACAACAGGCAAAGATGGATGAAGTACGTAATCAACGTGAGTTGCAACGGACGGCTAAGTTGAATTTGACGAAGACGGCAATCGATTGGCCATGGAGTAAATCGGAGGACCTTACGGTTCCGGATGAGGGTGAAGCTGTGGACCCTACGGTGCGCATTGAACCCCCATCTTTTTTATCACGTAAGTCGCCCCAAGTTCCTGAAGGTGAACCTGTAGAAGCTACTCCTGATCAAGCAGAATTGATGCAAGGCCTTGCCGCGAGTAAAGCTACTGTAGATCAGTTACGTTCACAGGTACAGCAAGCACAACTTGAACTTCAAGAAAAGCTCGCTCCGATTACGACACAAATCGGTGAAGAAGGCCAAAATCAGTTACGTGCAACGAAAGCGCTTGCTGCATTGATGGCTGAATTGGATCAGAGGCTTATTCAGGCAGATGATCAAATAGGATATTACGCAGAGGCAGTTAAAAGTGGTAAGTTGACTCCTTCTGCACAGGTAAAAATCCTCTTAGAAAGGTTTGGTCCTAAAGCCGCGCAAGCTATTGCTGAAGCACAGAAGAACTTAGATGAAATTAGCCAAGTAACTGTCGGTAAATATAGACAGTGGCCAGCAAAAACATCCGCAGTTGATGGAGATGATCAATACCTGGCAAGCTTGTATCAGAATGCATACAATACCATTGCGGGATTGTTAGATGATGTACAAGAGCTGAATTTTGCGCTCGCGGCATAAGTAAAGATAAGGAGTACGTGAATGTCCACGGATACTAGTAGAAAAGTGGGAAGACCGTCAAATGTAGATTTGATGAAAGATGGTAAGATGGTCGTATCTGCGACTTGCAAAATTTGTAAGTCTACGGCAAGGAATGAGATTACTCAAGCCATTTTTAAAAAGATGACGAGTTCTCAGATCATTGCGAACTGGGGACATTTATTTGAACCACCACTGACACCTACTAATATACATTCACATAAGCAGCATGTTTCTCCGGCTGCTGCGGTTAATGCAGGCAGAGATGTTGTCTTAGCTGCTATACCTGAAGATGATTATAATACTGTAACTAAGGCGCTCTATAAAAAAGAGTTTGACAAAGATTTTGATAAGATGTCTGCTGCAGATACGTTGTATAAGCAGAGACTACAAAATCTGTTCCATTTACAGTCTGAAATCGAAAGGTATAATGCTCGTGAGGTGATGGATGGTGGCATATTAGATGAGGCCGATTTAGCTGTTCGTAGAAAGTTGATTAGTGATTTAGAGATAGCATATAGGGGATTTCAGCAAGATTTGTTGAAACACATTCAAGTAGATGCTGATCTATATGTGAAACAGGTAAGTATTCAGTATATTGAGAGCCTAAAACGTTCATTCCTCACATTCACTGCGAAATTTATGGACGTACTGGTTAAAGAAATTCCCGATAACTTGACACGTGAAAGAGTAAAGGAGCAATTAGGTGATTTACTTGATGCTGAAATTGCACCGGTACTTGATCCTGTGAAAGCAGTAGATGCTGAGTATGAGGAAGTAGGAAATGTCCCTAAATCTTCGTAAAATGGTGAGTCATTTGAACATGAAGAAGCTCGCGGAAGATGCGCAAGAACAATCGTCGTATGTTAAGTTGACTGCAAAGGGTCTATACCTTTATGATGAATGGAATAAATGGGTCCGCAGTAATATAGCACATTTTGTGCAGGAACAAGATCTTTCTACGGGTGATATAGTTAATTCTCCTTCATATGAACTCGCTGATTATTTAAAATTTGATGAGCCCATGTATCTCTTATTATCTACGGTAAAGTATCTCGAAGAGCGTTATACTGAATTTTCTAGTATGAATCAACCCTCAGTCATATTAAATCAATATAGAACAAACACTCCTGAAAGTTTCGTGGATCATGTAATGAGCGAGGGAGAATATGAAACTGATGCGCAATATGATCAAGAAAGGCTCATGTTACACGATAAATATGATCAGGCACTACGTGACGGTCTTATTGAAGTTGTCCAGGGGGATCCTTTTGAGGGGGAAATAACTCAACCACCCCTCGACTTACCTGAAAATATGCCAGATGGCCTTGCGAGTAAATTGAATATGAAAAAGAGGGCCGCAACATCTTTAACCCCGAAAGGGTTTGACTTTATACAGGGTGCAGGGGAAGGATCCCCGGAAATGTATCAATTACTCAGTATATTTGGGGCGGATAATGTGGCACTAACTCTAGAAGAACTTCTTGAGCGCCTTAATCCACCTGATCCTATAGGTATGCTTGAGTTGATTCATGAAGCACATAGACAAGGACTTCTTACGACCGGTGACGGGGGAGGTATTGAACGTCCCGTTATGCCAGAAAGTACAGAGGAGTTTGATCTTTATGGCATGTCTAAATTGAATATGCGAAAACATGCTGCAACTTTTACTACGGATTTACTTCAGAAAATAACTGAAGGTCTTGAGAGAATATCCGCCAACTATACGGTTGACGGGGCCGAGGCTGTAGTAAATTTCCAACCTGAAGGAGTAAACGAACCGCAGCATTATCATATTGCAGTTGTGCCTATTAATACTCCGAAAGAGCCTCCTATTGATACTCAAGCAGAAGGTTCTCCTTGGGGTCCCGAAGGCCCACCACCTGGGATATCTAACGCACGTAAGTTGAACATGCGAAAGATCTCGTATAAATTTCCTGCGCCTATAGTGGATGAATCTACCTTAAACTTTTGGCGTGATGAAACTGGAACGGAATATACCGAAAATTTAGAAGAGTTTATAGATAACCCGGATAAAATTGACAAGTTTTACGAAAGTGCTCAAAAGTATAGAGAATATACAAGTGATATGGGGGCCGCCCCGCGCGTTGATCCAATGGAGATACTTAAAGTATATGAATTGGAATATAAACGATGGTTATCGCAACAGTACCAACAACCTGAAAAGGGTATTGAAATTGAAAATGAATTAACCCTTCTTCTCGAAAAATTACTTACACAAATTCAGGATATTACAGAAACTAGTGGAGTAGGATTTGACCTTCCTGATAAGCCCGGAGGGGCAGCTATTGTATTGTATGACACTTTAATACCAGAGGGGATATCTACGCCAGATATAGATATAAAAATTCAGGCGTTTCATAAGATATTGAACTCTGTACATTTTTCAGGCTTTACTACAGATTATATCCTTGGCGCGGATAGTGAAAAATGGTTAACATGGTTAAGTAACAATTCAGAATTGCCTCAGAAATGGTCTAGAGAATTTATGTATAGTGGACGTAAGTTGAACATGAAAAAGACTGCGCTCAATATTGGGGGCGTAGAATTTCCCGATGAAACTTATGGTGAATCCCAGGCTTCGGAAGTATATAAGACGGCGGAATCATTTATAATTAATTATATATGGAGTGGTTTATACGAACAAGGTGTTACTGGTCCAGATGGCGCAAATGTGATTCAAGAGGATGCGGACAAAATTCGCTTCAGTGATGCTTCTACTTTAGTCAATCAGTTATTAGATGAAGGTTTCACTGCATACTTAAACCAATCAACGAATCCAGTGTTACAAGAAAGTGCGAATATGCGGCAAGCTTTGTACAATGCTATCAAAACCGCTATTTTCTTTGAGGGCGAAGTGTAATTGAGCGACTTTAGTTTCAAAAAAGTAGTTGATACTCAATATACCTCCAGGGTAAAGGCAACGGCACCGATCAAGGAAGTCGACGCGTATATTTTCTGTACTTCCTCTAAATATTTAGGTGAACGGCTATTCCCATTCCAGTCGCTTTTAATCAAAGTGATCTATGGTCTGTGGGAAAAGTATCCCGTCTCTGAAGAAGAACAAACTGTTCTAGATATTATGAAGAATGTATGGCAAATTGATTGGGAACTAACGAAACGTGATCCTGCAAAATTTGTTGAGATTCTTATTCTTGTTCTTGGTCGTCGAAGCGGAAAATCCTCACTTATTTCCTTCATTCAGACATACGAAGCGTATCGACTTATATGTAAGGGTGATCCTCAAGCCTATTACAATATTCGTAGACGGCATCCAATTTGGATTGTTAACTGTTTATCGGCGAATTCTCGAGTAACTTTACCTGCTGGAAACACTAAAAGAATATGTGAATTGGAATCGGGCAACTCTATTCTTTCTAAAGGAGAGAAAGGTCTTCAAACTTCTACAATTAAGCATATTTGGGAATCAGGGGAAAAAGAAATCCTTGAAATTAAAACAGGCAATCGTACAATTGAGTCTAGTTGGAAACATAGATTTTATAGACTTTCTAAAGGCGTCAATCCTGCAAATCCTCGCAAACCTGAATGGGTTGAGGCATCTGAGTTATGTGTAGGTGATTATATTGGGATTTTAACTGATGTTCCTGAACAATCTGGGAGTACTCTCCCTAATGGCGCACCAGCAACTTTAGAAATTATGGAACAATTAGGACTATATTTAGGCGATGGGAGTATTTGTTTCTGCGGGAGGGCTGAAAATCCTACAAGTGGGGTGTTAACTATTGCCCTTCCAGATACGGATACCGAAAAGCAGAAATATATGGATCAAGCAAAAATCGCATGGTTTTCGCCAGTAAAATTTCAAGATCCTAATTTTATAGGTGTTGGCACCCATAATTATTTTTACCGTGTACATTCTACAGTTGCGTGTAATAATATTTTACAATGGGGCTTTGATAAGGGAGCTAAAACTAAAAAATTACCTTCATGGGTTTTCGGGTTACAGGATGTTTTAAAAATTGCTCTTTTAAAAGGAGTAATTCATAGTGATGGACATCAAGGAACGAATGGAATTACTACAATTTCTTTATCAAATGAAGAATTAATCCGGTCTTTAAGAGATTTATGCATTTCTGTTGGCTGGAATGTTTCGAACGTAACAACATTTTATATGCGTACGAATTACGGGGAAGGCCCAATTTGGCGGTTTACAATGTCAAAAAATGGGACTAATAAAGAATTTAAAAATCATCCAATTTGCGATGGGCTTAAGTGGACTCGCATTCGAGAAATTTCTGCATTAGGTATTCAAAAAACTTATGATATCGAAGTTATAGAAACTCATAATTTTTTTGCTGATGGTATTTTTGTACATAATTGCGCCAAGGATGGATCTCAAGCGCAGGATCCTTTCAGATTATGTAAGGATAATATTCGGCGTATTCCGTTCTTTGAAAAGTATGTAGATTGGAGTAAGGATAACTCTGAAGAATTACGTTTATTCACTCCTGCCGATTTGTACGAGAACGCTCAAATACGAAAATATAATGATGCCCGTACAAAAGGTATAACGAAGAAGAATTTGTTAGAAGGCTCTATCATGGTAGCGGCGTTTACTACGTCTGCTGCATCAAAACGTGGTAAGGCTGTTATATGTTTGATTCTTGATGAGTTTGCTCACTTTGAGCGTACTAAAACAGTAGGTGGTGGCGCCACTGAAGAAGATATCTTGGCAGAAATGCCCCAAACTGACTATGCTATGCTTAAAGCGTTGTCACCTTCTACCAAAGACTTTATCATGGCGGATAAGATGATCTTTGATGGAAAGGTCATTATGATCAGTTCGCCCAGAGAAAAGGGCGGAGAATTCTACCGGAACTATTGTCTTGCTGGAGGTTGTGAACAAACTGGTGGGATTATTGAAAAGAATGATAATTATCTATTTATGCAATTAGCCACGTGGGAATGTAATCCAAAGTATCCGCGGAAAGTATTTGATAGTGACTTTAAGAAGGATCCTATTGGCGCAAACATGGAGTATGGCGCGCATTTCGGTGAACCTAGTACTTCATTCATTGATTCCGAGAAGATCGATCTTATGGTTAAGCCTGGGTTGAAGATGACTTATATAGGCATGTGGCAACGACAATATATTATTTCCGTTGACCCTGCTTCTTCAAGTGATACATATGCAGTAGGTTGGGGGCATTGTGAAAGCGACATTGTGGTGATTGATGGTTTACACGGATTTCGTCCGAAAGCGGTCCATAATAAAGTCACGGGTAAGGTCATCCAAGTACCCGTTGATGCCGGAGCGGTATCAAAATTCCTCAGAGCGTTAGCGGCTAGATTAAGTTATCAAGGCGTATTGTTAGAAATCGTATTTGACCAATGGAATAGTCAGGAAAGTATTAGATTACTCCGTAACGCGGGTTATACTGCATTAGAAACCTTCTTTACGAATAAGTACAAGAACATGATGTATACCAATTTTCTTGAGAAGTTGAATTTAGGCTTGGTACACTGTTTCAGTGAGCCGCCTGAAATTACTTTTGAGAATGCTCCACCATACATGGAAGGATGGATAGAGCAGATGAAACTAGAGTTGAAATACTTGACAAAGACTACTACTGGTAATATTGTTAAATACGGTCACGCCGATAGTGGCCCGGTACAAACTGATGACTTTGCAGATATTCTTGCAAACTTGGTATATCGCCATGGTTTGTATCAATCTGGTGATCATCAAATATATAAAGATATCATGAAGCAAACCGGTAAGCCTGTGAAGCATCAGACCGTAGGTAAAGGTCAACAGGGTAGACAAATGCCAAGCCTATTTCAAGGCGGTAACGCACGTAGTCCAGTACAAGTAGCTATGCGTCAAGTTGGTGATCGTATAGGGAGACATGGTCGTGGGTAGTATTCGAGATCGTCTATATTGGACATTAGTGAACTATGTTGAAGAATTAAGCGAGCACTTGAATAAAGTATGTCGAATACGTCCAAAGATATTTTTGCGTATTAACCAGGATGATTTAATCGGAGGTTCAACAGCTTTATCTCGTAGAAGTATGTCTACATATATTGAACTGGATGTACCTCATGATTACGTACTTAATAGGAAGAATAAGATCGAGATTACTTGCATGCTCATACATGAATATTGCCATTATCTTGATGCAATAAAGATGACGAAAGAAGAACGCGCAGAGAATATTGATGGATATACTAGTAATTTGAAAGCGAAACGTGCTGATGAACAACGTACGTGGCGTGCGACGAAGCGACTAGCAAAACTTTTAGGTTTATGGAATAAAAGCTTTTATAAAGCAGCACGTAAATGTCAATATACGGCGGCGCTACAATTTTAACTATTGAATTATGAATAAATTCTATATTTACATGTATACTGATAAATTGGGCATTCCTTTTTATATTGGGAAAGGAAAGAATGACCGATATAAAGTGGGTAGACATTTATATAGAAATACTTCTAATAATCTACTGAAGAACAAAATCCGTAAAGTGGGTGTAGATAATGTAGGAGTTATTTTTCTCCACACAAATCTTTCTGAAGAAGAAGTTTTTAGGCAAGAAAAGTATTGGATTAAGTATTATGGCCGTAGAGACTTGGAGATGGGTACTTTATGTAATTTAACAGAAGGAGGCGAGGGGAATAGTGGTAGGAAACTTTCCGTTATATCTAAACGTAAAATAAGTAAAGCTTTGAAAGGTTTTCAACATTCAGAAAGTACAAAAAGAAAACTACGGGAAATCAAGGAAGGCCACACAGTTTCTATAGAAACTCGCCAGAAAATAAGTAAAGCTAATAAGGGTAAGAAGAGATCTAAAGAAACTTGCCAAAAGTTAAGTGATGTACGAAAAGGTAAATCTTCTGGGATGAAGGGGCGCATTCCCCGGAATAAAGGGATTACACCCTCTTCGGAAATTTTACAAAAGATGAGTAAAGCTAATAAAGGCCAAGTACCTTGGAATAAAGGTATTAGTCATTCCATAGAACATAAACAAAAATTGCGGGATGCGTGGAAACGTAGAAAAGCACGAAACTTCGTATAACCGGGTATTATAGATAAGATGTCTGAAGACGAATACAACGAACCATTCTTTGAGGAAACTTTTGCCGAAGGCGAGGATATTGCTCTTACTCCTGAAGAGATAGGGAAATTAGACGCATTAGGGAATGCTGAAGAAATTATCCCGCCCGAAGAGCAAATACTTCCTGAAGAAGTCGGGGTAAGTAGTCCGTTAGAGTTGATTCCTATTGCAATTGCAAATAGTCAGCATATTCAGATTGAATATATGAACAGACGTGGTGAGATTAAACTATATGTGGGAGAACCATATGAAATTGGCGGTGCAGGAAGTCATCCGGCAGGATATCTGTGGATGCACGACATTAATGCAGATACCATTAAATCATTCTTTCTCTCGAATATAATGGACGTACAACTGTTAGAAACATTTTTTGTTCCTCGATACTAATGGTGGATTTATATTCTACATTATTGAAAGATCCTGAACAAGTAAAGTTCGGTGTAAGTGCAAGTCATATTGTATTTGACAAACCCCCGAAAGGAGAAGCTCTTGTGAGTGCTACAAAACTGTTGGTGAATTGGAATGGTGACAATTATGATCCCCTGGAATGCAAATCTGTATCGGTGACCCTTGAAGATGGTGCTATTCATCTTAATGTCGTTCTCATGGATGATAAAGAACATATAGCAGATGATGTACCTCAAACAGATGCAGTAGCGACCCCTGATTTGGCGGACAAATTTAAGTTACAAGGGGATGATCTAGAGTCATTCGAAATGTTGAGTCTTTTTAGAAAAGACGAAAACAAGGGTGAGAAGACAGAGACGACCATACTTGAAGCACATACGCTTGAGTCGGGTACGTTTAACATTCAAGATTTGAGCTCTGTACAGAATTCAGTATTGGATATAATGGCGAAAGAGAAAGTCCTTATTGATGCCGGGTGTAAGGTCTTTCAATTAAACACACCCCGGTTTGAATATGTGACCAAAAACGATTTTAAGCTGGTAGAAGTTGTGGTGCTAGTAAGAGATAGTGCTATTCCTGTACCGCCGGCTGCCGAAACTGGTGAATAAACGTTATATTATACGGTGATCGTTAAGGAGGAGAAACAGTGCAACGTTTCAATTTTGATGCCAGGACAGTCGATCCTAAGACTAAAAAGGCAGCTCTCCTCGGAGATTCAGTACCAGATGACGAAAAGAGAAAGCTGGGTATACCAGAAGAAGAAAAGCCAGATATAGTTCTCCCAGAAGGTGAAAAACCACTTACACCGGTAAGACCATTACCGGGTGCACCGAAGGGTCAAAGAGGAGAGGTTGAAGAAGATTACGCCCCAATGACTGCTGCAGAAATCGCGCAGAAACGCTTGGAACAAGAAAAACCCGAGGATAGTGAAGAAGCTCTAGTTGATGCGCCTGTTCCTCCGTCTTTCCGCGATATTATGAAGAATTTACTCAAGAGTGAGAGTCCTGAGGGTAAAAAAGAACAGGCAATGCAAGAAAAGTACGGCCCGCCCGAAGCCATTAAAGGGATGGTCGATAATCTTGAACCTTTTCAGCGAGGTATAAATAATGTAGATATTGCAACCGTGCAATCAATGATCGAGCGTGCAGATTTGCCCGATATTCTTAAGGAGCGGGCACAATCTTTATTGGATAGTAGATCACGAAACGATTTAATTAAGTCAGAACAACTTGCGCTAAATCTTATGGGCGCCAATACGCGTAAAGAAGCCCAAAAAGCGACAGACTGGTTAAATGATACGTCGGAAGGTCAAGAATATCGAAATAAGGCATTTGATTTATATCGTACCCGTAAAGTAATGAGTATGCTTTCAAATACTATTCTTTCGATGGAAGGTCAGTCCGTTATTGATCAACCTAAGGGAGATCCGCGTAGTTCGAAAGAGCAGCAAACAGAGAAGAAGCGCCTTAACGAATTAGCAGCACTACTCGATAGCGGCAAACTTACTAACGCAGAGTTTGAAGATGCGAAGCGTAAAGGGATGTCCGCAACAGAAGCCGTCAGTGCACGTGCAAATCCTCCTGTAGAAGGTATTCAAGGACGTGTTGAGAGAGAATACCGAGATGAGGAACGGGCGAAGAGAGAAAAGGGTGGTTTCCGTTTAAATATGTCAAAACACTCTAATTCCTACGATGAATGGGATGTGACGACATATTTAGTTCGTGGAGGAGAGCTTGACCATGAATATATTATCAATAAAATTACCGAAGATGCGATTACAACTTTGGAGGATCCACAGGACGAATGGTTAGGGGGAACACAACTTGGGGATTCAGATTTTTTCTCTAATCTCCAAGAGTATATCGGTGTGCGTTTAAATACATTATATGATTCACTTATAGAATATGGGTATAGTGTGGACGAGTTAGCCACACTATTTACTATGCCTGGAGATAGTCCTCCCGCACCGAGAAGACCTGAGGAATATCGTCTTTTAGATGATGACGTTTTACCTAAAGGTGACCGATTTTATAAATATATATCGGATAGTGTAATGAGCCAACTTGTCTCCATGGAAGATTTACGAGGTATTCAACTAAATAAACCCCCAGAAGACTCTAATCTACCGGGAAATATGCCTCCAGATATAGCAAATAAGTTGAATATGCGCAAAGAAGCAGTAGATGATGTTTCTGGTCCAGGTGGGGATAAGTGGGACTATGAATGGACTTCAGGAGATTCTCCTACTAAACAACAGCCAGAGAAACGTAAGCATAGATATCCTTTTCATAATCGGCCATCAGGACGTACGCCGGGTGACGGCGAACAAGGTAATCTATTTGAAGTAGGTCCGATGGGAGGAGAGTCAGATATGAATTATCTTTCAAGTATAATCAAGTCGATGGAAAAGACCGCAGATAATGATATGTTCTCCACGTTTTCTTTCGATAATGATAGTCAATGGATGACATATACTTTATTCAAGAAAGCGTATTCTAAATTCCGTGCAGGCGACGTCGTTATTCAACATGGCAAGACTGCCGCGGATTGTGCTACCTATAGACGTCGTTTTGGTTCTGTGAAACGTGCGAAGAAATTGTTAGTCGGTGCATTAGAACCTATATTAGCTAATACAGTAAGTAGTCCTACACCTGATGATACTTTACACGATCTTCAGAAAGGCGCTCCTCCTGGCGGAAATTACGGTCCGCATACTAGTCCTTATGATCAGCAACCTTGGCAAGGTAACCGTGATGGATTTGATGCAAAAAATACACCACGTAACCGAACAAAACGTAAAGTTATGCCTTTTATGGATCAAGCGGATGATGAAGGTAGTGGATTTACGCCCGGAAGAACTATGGGAACAACGGATAAACTTCCGCCAAGGCGTACAGAAACTTGTCCTAATAAGGATGAAGAAGATAACTTACCGTTAAGACAACATCGTCATTGGAAAGGTGAAGAAGATAACTTACCGTTAAGACAACATCGTCATTGG